TGAACGAGGAAACTTTTACCGGTATCACGACGTCCAATGAGCACGATAACGGGGCCCTTGTTTTCATCAGGGCGAAAACTGATGGCCTTCATGTCGAATTTCGCGAGTTCTAAATTCATGACGCCTCTACGTAGTAATACAAAAACTGTATATTTTTTTATGATATTTTACACGAGACAAATAGTCGCCGTCGCCGCCGCCCGTTTAAAACCGATATAAAACTTCTATCGAACAATCATATTATTAGTGTCTGTATTTTAGGAAAATGGCGGCGAGTTTCCAACTTCATTACCGAAAACATAAATATACTCCGGATAAAATCGATTCAGCGTTATTGTATGATATTCAAAATTATATACCGATTTATTCGAGGTTTTTCGACATCAACGAGGCAAATTACAACGGGATTCAGTTGAACCAGCGGTATTATTTACAGAATATCATCGACCATTCGCTTATACATACACACACAACGGCGGTTGAGACGAATGCCAACGACCGATGTGCGAATCATACTTCGCTAAATCATTTAGAAACAGTGATTTGCGACGATGCTGGAAATACCACGAATGTCCCGATGTTTGTGAAATATTCGCCACTTTTAGACCCGATTCGATATTTATCGGGCAAATATGAGTCGATACAAAAATCATGCTCTCTTCCTAAATATAATTCGACAACCGATGATTGTGACGATAAGATATTGAACACGAATAATTCCTCTTATGTGGACGGGTTTTTCTCATACTTGACGAGTTGCACGCTTCATACATATGGCGTTGTTCACGCATTAGACTATTATGGCAGTTATCTGTGTAAGCAACGCGAATTTTCGAGTAACGTCTTTGATGATATTGATTATTTGGCGGATTGTGCCTTTTTCAATACAAAAGAGAACGAACTTTTCACGATTGATTATTCGCAGTTTGGCGATGATGATTCGATAAGTGGCAGTGGCGGCGGCGGCAGTGGCGGCAAATTATTGAATCTTCGAAATAAATTACACCCGTTATTGAATGGCGGCGGAAAGTCCGGCGATGATTATTTATTGAAGGACAATTACTTCAATAAAAAAGACCGTATTTCTATTCTTGACCATGTGGCTGAATGCGAATCTAGTGATGTGAGTGTTGGCACCGCAGTCAATATAGTCGAATCGTCAAATGCCGCTGAACCTACTAATACTACTACGGTGGATGTCCTTGAAGTAAATATAGATGATTTCGATATTAAAAGCGAATGTGCTGCTGAAATAAAAACATTAGAACCAAAGACGACTACGAGAGATTATAATGACGATGATACATCACAATCTAATTCTTCTTATACGACGATGTCAGACGCGGAAGAACACGACGACGACGTGGACGACGTGGATGACGACAACGACAACGACGCGGCGCATGACGACGACGCGGCAGAAGAAGCAGCAGACAAAAGCGAAAACGACGAACATTCAACCGACTATTCCGGGACCGACTACAGCGACGACGAACAAATCATCGTAAAAATCAAAGATTTCCCAATACAGGCGATTTTACTTGAAAAATGTGTAAGCACGCTTGACCATATTATGATGACAGATGAATTGACAAATGAAGAATGGACATCGCTCCTATTCCAAATCATTATGACGCTGATTATTTACCAAAAAATGTTCGCATTCACGCATAACGACCTTCACACCAATAATATCATGTTTATTGAAACCACCGAAGAGTTCATTTATTATTTATATGAAGGCCAGTATTATAAAGTGCCGACATATGGACGTATCTTCAAAATCATCGATTTCGGGCGTGCGATATATAAATTCCGCGGCCAACTTATTTGTAGCGACAGTTATCACCCAAAAGGTGATGCGGCAACCCAATACAACTTCCCCCCATACTACAATCCAGATAAGCCCACCGTTGAACCGAATTACAGTTTTGATTTGTGCCGTTTCGCATGTGCTCTTTTCGACTATTTTATCTACGACTTGAATAAAGTGGAAAAACTGTGTAAATCCGACCCTATCATAAAATTGGTCGTAAAATGGACGATGGATGATAAGGGGCGTAATGTCCTGTATAAATCGAGCGGCGAGGAGAGATATCCTGATTTTAAACTCTATAAGATGATTTCGCGGTCTGTTCATAATCATATCCCCGCGAATGAAATCCACAACGCGATTTTTGACGACTTCAAAATCACATTTAAAAAATATAAGAAACATGCGGCTCTCTCGGCGAAGTTTTTGAAAGACGGAAAGAATACCCAGATTCTTGTTAATGTAGACGCACTGCCGTGTTATACTGAGTTATAATGTAATATATGACAATGGATGTAATGGATTCATTCATTTATTGGTTTCCTAAATACGTCTCTCGATGCGCCGAAAGTCCCTTCTTCGCAATGAATTCAATATTCCGCATGGTCCATCCCATACTGCCTCCAGAATGACCAACCTCCATTTGATTTTGAACGAGAGAAACGATTTCGTCGTCGCCGTAACTAAACATAAATCCTCGATTCGATGGCGGGCTATATTCAGAGAGATATTTCCACGCATTTATTTCCCTTTTTTTCAGCGTGGGTGTTTCGTTGGCACGGATAACCGCGAGAATTCCGTCTTTCAGGTTATCCGAACACCATGAATCATTCATATACGAAAAGTCCCATGCGTTGGCTTCGGCGACTGTGAGCGGCCAGTATGGAGCGACAGCGACAGCGGGGGCGGCGACAGCGGGGGCGGCGGCGGCGGCGGTAGAAGATGACATTACAAGAATGAATGCGATGAATGCGGTGATATAATAAACATAAGGTTCAATTTTATGTTTATCTAACGTTTTTAGTATTCTCGGTCGGCACGTTACACCCGAGAAGCAACCTTATCCAAAATAACCCCAGCAACCACGCCGAGAGATAAACTGCCCGATACGAACCCGATAATTGCGGTGATAATTGTGATGACCCATCGTCTATCTAGCGACTGTGGTTTGAATATACTGTCCCAATCACCGGTTTTATACACGACAAGCAACATAACACCTACAACCGCCGCAATCGGGATTTCGTCGATGGCACGACCGAAGAATAGACAAATTATAATAAACAGCACACTTGTAATAATAGATGAAAACTGGGTTTTCGACCCATTGAATAAGTTCAACTTACTTTGACCGACCAAAACACATCCACCAAATCCGCCGGTCAGCCCGGTTGCGATATTCGCAATACCTTGAACAAGGCTCTCGCGATAAGAATCGCCCTTCACCCCGCCCAGCGCGGCTTCCGCGTCTCGAACCATAATCAGCGACTCTAACAATCCTGTAAATGCCATTGCGGCGGAAAAAGGCAGTATTTTTAGAAGATGTTCGAAATCATACTTTAATTTACTCGGGGATAACCCGTCCAGCGATATGAGCGAAGGAAGTTCCGCCTTTATCTCCCCTATGTCTTTTACGCGGTCAATATCGTAATATTTCGTAAAAATATAGATAAACGCGGTAATTGCGAACATTGAAACTAGCCCTCCGGGGATATGAATCTTCTGGTCTTTGCTATGTGTTATCGTAATAACACCAAAAAACGCAAGTAATGTAGAAATAATGGTGAATAGTGTCGTATTCGCGAATTTCAACCCAGTAAACCATTTATGGTCTTTATCTTTGAAATTATCCAGTTGATGAACTGCGATGAGACCCGCCAACGCAACTAAAAACCCCGACATGATATGTTTCGGCACATACATCACGTATTTGTATAAGCCCGTCACAGCCGCAAGCATTTGGATGAAGCCGCCGATTATAACCGTAGGGATGATGTATTCCTTTCCAACGAGCGTGCCGACACCTGCGATAGATGTTGCTACTGCGGCGGTTGAGCCGGATATCATCGTGGGCATTCCTCCAAATATTGATGTGATGAGAGACATCACCATTGTATTCTGTATTCCAACATTCGGCGCCAACCCCATAATAAAGGCGAATGCGATGGATTCGGGGATGAGTAGCAACGCGATCGTGAGTCCAGATAGAAACTCATTGATAATTTGATTCGGCGATGATACTAGATTCATTCTCTATAATATAAATAGATAAATAGATAAACATATAATAAACATATAATAATCATATAATAATCATATAATAAACATATAATAAACATATTAGTTAGTTATATATATAGAAAATGACTACTCCAACCATTACGATTGACGGGACTACGTATGATATCAGCGAATTTAAGCACCCCGGCGGAAACATTATAAACTATGCGACGAATACTGCCGACGCTACTGAAATCTTTAACGAATTTCATCATCGTTCTGCTCTGGCGAAAAAACTACTTCGGTCATTGCCAGTATATCAGCGCGACAGCGACGACGACGACGGCGGCAGCGGCAGCGGCGCACTAACAGAATACCAACAAGCGATGACGAGAGATTTCCGCGAGATGCGCACCAATCTCGTCAATCAGGGGTGCTTTGAGCCAGATTATATCCACGTTTATTTTCGGTTACTTGAACTCGCATTTTATTTTAGTCTAGGGACGTGGCTTGCGTCCTATAATGTATACGCATCCGTTCTCTCGTTCATCGCATTTAAGACCCGCTGTGGCTGGGTTCAACATGAATGCGGGCATTTGAGTTTTACTGGCATTCGTAAGATTGACCGCGTGCTTCAAACATTGACGATGGGGTTTGGCGGCGGAGTGAGTTCTTCGGTATGGAATTCGATGCATCAAAAACATCACGCAACGCCACAGAAAGTGAAGCATGATATTGATTTGGATACGACGCCCTTGGTTGCATTCTTCAAGACAGCATTTGAGGAAAACACGAATGGTAAAGCCTCGTCGCGGTTTATGAGCCGTTGGTGGATGCGGTTACAAGCATGGACATTTCTGCCTCTTGTGAATGGAGTGTTCGTCCATTTGTTCTGGTCATATTATCTTCATCCAAGAAAGGTGTTTCATAGATTATGCTCGAAACATGCGAGAGATGTTCGGCTAGAAACAGCCCTTGAAGTGGTATCTATGGCCGCATCGCATATTGTGATTCCTGCTATTTTCTACAATACGGGGTATTACGGGGTATTCTTCTCGTATTTTCTTCTCATGGTTACGAATTTCTGGAATTTCGTTTATTTGTTCGGCCACTTCTCTCTCTCGCATTCATACACCAGCGTTGTTCCTGAGAACAAACATCTTCTCTGGTTCGAATATGCTATCGACCATACCGTTAATATATCTACAAAGTCGGCTCTCGTGACATGGATTATGGGGTATCTCAATTATCAAATCGAGCATCATCTCTTTCCGTCGATGCCACAATATAAAAATGCGTTGGCTGCGCCTTATGTGCGTTCTTTTTGCGAGAAATGGGCACCCCACCTGAAATATGTGGAGCATTCTTATATAGAAGCATGGCGATTGATGTTATCCAATCTAAATCAAGTTGGGAAACATTATTATACGAACGGCATTCAATTCGCGGGTGATAAACCTGAAAGTGAAGCGGCACACCGCCACGCTCACGCCGATTAGAATCCGGGTGTATCTACGAATACCGCAGGCATGCTTCCGCCGCCGCCGCCGCCGCCGCCACCGCCAACGCCAACGCCAACGCCGATATTCTCAAACTGGCTCAATATAAACACTGCTAATACCGCAGAAATACAGACCACGATAGAATCGCGAACAAGAACCTTCACCGGTTTTTGGTTTTCTGGTTCGGTAAAACGCATTTCTATGAACTTCATTAAAAAATATACGACCGAAACGGCGACGCCGACGACAACTAGTTTGGTCGAATTAAACATGAATCCAGTGCTTTTATGAATGTATATAATTCTGTATAGACGTATATACATACAATTTCACTTATTTATTGATTTTTATACGCAGGCACCACCGGTCGTCGTGACTGGACGTTATGTCTGGAATGCTAGCATGACCGGTGGATAACAAATGTACATAATCCCGCCAGCGATTGCTAAAAACGCGAATGAAAAAATGAAAATCAGCAAATCGATGAAGAATATATTATTATAGAATTTACCCTCTTCTTCGTTATCTTCTTCGCTCATGGGGACGGACGTGCGTCGTTACTATATACAGATGTGTGTATTATTTTTGACAAGTTATACACAAATGCCGGCACTTGGTATATTTGAATAATTCCTAAATTCGCACAACATCTTATAAATTTGGTCATTCGTATATGTAAACTCACATTAGTATTCTAATAGTCCTTATATATTAAGCCATTCTTAATGAATTTTATCTCTGTCATTTCGTCTTGAAAGGGTATCGCACTTGAATATATTTGAAAGGTTTTGTCCCAATCCAAAAATAATACTTTAACTGTGCCGTTAGATACTTGACTAGTTATTCCTGTTATTATTGGAATCGGTGTAAAATTATAATCTCCGGCATATTCACTAATTGGGGGTAATGCAAGGTGCTCGACGCTTAATTTATAAATTAGGTTTTCATGTATTTGATTCCAATCAAAATCGGTTGGTTTTCCTTTTGGGTTAGAAACATTTGTAAAGGTAATTGAAGGACACGACCCTGAATTTTCATTATTACTTTCATCATCATCGAGAAAATATCCGTATTCTTTACCGACACCCTTTCTTTCGTCTATAATTTGCCTAATTACTTCATATTTTGTTTTGCCATGAAAATTATGGGACGGATTTGTGGGATTCTCAGGATTTACACTTTTGTCAGTATGTACGCATAATACATCTTCAAAATACCGTTGTAACTTCATGAGTTGTAATGTTCTTATAATACCAATTTTGTTGCCGCTTGTAAGAATATATACAGGAACATTGTTAGTATCACACAGCCTCAAAAGGCCTAACCAAGCTTCCATTTGAAGTTCAGTTCCAAATGTAAATAAGTTAAGTACTAGTGAATTATTAGGATTGGCGAATCTAACAACGGAACTAATCCCAATTTGGGCACAATTCTTAATAAGACCACTCCCACCTTTCATAATGATTCTTCGACTTTTACGCTTACGTAATGACAAATACTTACGTCGCTTATTGACACGGCGTGTTTTCCGCATTTATTATGTTATAATAAAAATAAAATAATAAAATGTCATCTACTATATTCTAAGACAACACTACGCCAGTATCTCGATATCGTCTAAAAGTGGCGGTGCGTTGAGTTCTTGGACATCATTCAATGTATGGATATCCATCGTGTCTAAACGAATATCGCCGCCAATATTCAAACGACCGCCGCCATTGTCATCGTCATCGTCGTCGTCGGCATCATCAGCGTGATTGTTGTTCATATATTCGTTCTTTCTCTCGCTCGCATCTGTTTCAAAGGTTCGCACATCATTCTCGCCGAACGAAATGCCGCTGCTGCTGCTGCTGATGCTACTCTGCGGTGGCGGCGGCGGGGTTGTGCCGTTTAATTCGCCTACAAAATCAAGTTGACCAATCGTATTATGATTGTCGTTTGTGCTACCACCGGCATCGGCAGCATCGCCCTCGTCTCCTTCCCCGCTTACCCTCTCTCGGTGACGTCTTCGCCGCGTGCTTCCATGATGTGCTCGGCGTCTTGCCGAGAGATTGGCGCCTTCTTCCGATATAATAGGTTCCTGATTAATCACCTCCTCGTTCTCCGTCACTTCGACGACATCCTCAATCGTATCCTCTAAATACATCTTGATTAATTCTTCTACTGGAATATTATCCCGAATCGTGTTATAAATACACTCCTTGACGATAATCTCGAACTCGCGGTTATTTCGCTGGGTATGAAGCGGCTGGATACCCTTCTCGAAAATATATACATTTGAATACACCTTTCGTGCAGTATTCACGTAAATCTTATGGATGAAGTCGGACAACTGCGGAATTTTAATATCCACCTTCTTCTGTTTGTTTCCAACTCGCATGACGGTCATACATTTCAGGTGAATAATATGGACACATGTAATCAAATCTTCTAAATATCCACACGTGCTGCGTTCCTTAATTCGCGCGGTTTCATCCTTGATGATGTTTGGGTTCCATTTGGGCACACGCGAGAGAAGATTCTGGAATGTCATTAAATATTTGTCCTGCTCCTTATTCCCGACGCAAAGTTTAACAGATTCGTCAAAAATAGAGCGAATACCCTCTTGAATGAGTGGCGTCAAAATATTAACGAGTCGAGATGCCCATTCGTTTTTGGACTCGTAAAGCGAGGTAACAGAGTAATCATCCATCGCGGAATGTAAATATAACGTAAGGTATTACATAAATGAAATATTTTCTAAACTCAACTTACAACGAAATACAATAAAGTGGAGAAAATAAAGCATGAGAAGTTTTTCATTTCGAAACTCTTTCCGCACTTTATCAAACATGATGAGCAGTTCGTATCGTCGCATATCGTGGATGTCGGGGTGGGTATGAATAAAATCAATGACATCCAATCCGCAATATCCTTGTTCGTATAATGATACAGACAAATCCATGATTTTTTCATAATCTTTACAAGATGGTGGGGCGTTGTCCTCGCAAGAATCCGCTGCCGCCGCCGTCCCCGATGACCGTAAGTAACTCGGGTGTATCGTTATCAATTCATCCAGCGATTGGTCTCTCGACTTGTTAATTTTATGCGTGTCGCAGGCCTTATCCGCAAGCCAACTATGTAGGTTTATCGTCTCTGTCCCTGCCGACGACCCCGCCGCCGCCGCCGTCGCAATCACTGGAGGGGGTATATAAATATCGCAAAACCTAGAAAGAATCGGTTTCAATAAACTATCCTTATTCTCGACCACGATGAAAAACCGCGTAGATGAGCTAAATAACTCGATGCATCTTCGTAATGCGGATTGTGCGTCAATTGTCAACTTATCCGCATTCATTAATATTACTGTTTTAAATATCGCACCCTCTTTCATATCAATATTCGTCTTCGCGAAAAACTTTAATTCTTCGCGGATAAAACGTATCCCTTTACCGTGCGCACAATTCGCACGCATGATATAATTTTTCATGGCAACCTTATCTCCATTATAAACTGCGTGAATGAAGCGGTTTAATATGTGCGTTTTCCCAGAACCATGAGGCCCGTAGAATATAATATTTGGGATTTTCCGGTTTTTTATGAATACCTCTAATTTATTATGGATATATTCATGGGTTTCTTCTAATTCTGGTATGCTTGTCATTATTATTACTAATCAATTGCGTAATATACTAATAATACTAATAATAATGACAACCGTGTGTTTAATTCCATTTTGGGTCGCGGCCTCACGCGGCATCGCATTAGAAGTCAATCATCTGTTCATACGGTTTCACATTCGACAACCTTCCCGGCATATTACTCTTTCCGTCATTCGCCCCGCCACCCGCTTCTCCATCCGTATAATAGTAGTTGGTGGTATAATAATAGCTCGTGGGTTTTGACGCTCCATAAAACGGAGATTCCTCTTCATAGCTTTGCCCGTTATACATTCCAAGATAGGCAGTTGCCGCAGGAGACCCGTCTTCATAATAATACGCATTATGGCGGTCGGTGCGTTGATTTGCTCTCATGTCATTGGGGTCTATCCAGTTTCCAATTCCTCGAATGATATTTCCAGTGGCATCTCTGATGGTTCCAAATAGGCCCGGGCTTTGTCCTGCCGGTTGTCCGGGGGGTCGTCCGCGTCTGTATCCGCCAAAATTACGGGTAATACCGCGACGATAAATATCATTGTCATCGAGTGCGGACGAACTCGTATCTCTCGCAATGTCGTCGTAACTCGACCGTGTGGTAGCAAGAAGATTCTTTTCAATCTGCGTTCCGTCGGGTAAATACGTCGCCCAGCGAATCACTTTCAAACAGTCGGCGTCGATACGGCATGCGTCGGATCCAGTCTGTCCAGGATTGTTACACTTCCACGGGCATTTTCGCATAAGGAGGATATTATTGCCATCGGCGGATTTTACGATATTGCCGCTTGCGTCTAATCTATAAATACTCTGGCAATTACCTTCATTGCTCGAGAGATTGGACGGTTCGACGCATTTACGAACATGCCCGTCATCGCCGTATCGCCAGTTCGCACCATCGTACCATGAGTCGGGGTGGCTCGCAATCAGGCGGTTTCGGCGCGCAATCGCAACATCATATTTCAGTTGTGCGTCGGTTTTGGCGGTGTTTGTAGTTGCGGAACGGAGTGCCCGATATGCGGATTCATAATCCTTTTGTGCTTCAATCGCCCAGTTCATCTGGCGTTTCACATCCGAAATAAGAACAGATGATGCGGCCGCGGTGACGTATGTCGTTCCATCACTCGCGGTTCCGGAGGAGGTGGGCGTGCCGGATGAGGTAGTCGTGGCTGCGCGGGCTTCAATTGCGGGAAGCGTATATTCGCCTTGGTCGAGTACGCCACCATCAACCGAAAATGCGGCGTTGAGAGATGGAGCAGGGGTTCCCTTGTATGTGCGAATTTTGGCCTGTGTCGTCGATGTTCTTGACGCGGGGGTTTGAAGGCCTGCGATAGAAAGGCGAATCGGCGTATCTTTTGGTAAAGAACCATCAATCGTAAAAGTGACAACATTTACACCACCGCCATATGTATTTACATCTGATGTAACGACGCCAGCACTTGATATAGAAGCCAGCGTATTTTGAAGACTAGTCGTTGGGTTTGTCCAAACGAACGAGATGCCGAGGTCGATATTCGCGGTTCGTGTGACATAAGGAACTTGTACTAGAAAAATATCACCCGATGACAAGGCATTGGTCAGCATTATCGTCATCGAAAATGTAGTCGCAGTTCCCGTATAATTCGGCGACAACTGCGGGCTCTCGGTGGATATTTTACGGCATGAGAGAAATGTCGCTAATCCGGCGTACGCGGTATTCTCAAAAATACGCAATTGTTTCGTATTTGTCGCATCACTCGGCCATAAATTCACGAGGACAAGCTTCTGCGAACCAGCGGCCTCAGCGTTACTCTCGAGAGATACATTGGCGAGGCCTGCGCTAGGAGATGCTGATCTGCCAGGGGTTATTTCAGTATTTACCCAGTTCAGTCCCGAGAGTTCCAACGCGTATTTTCCGGCCGCCATAGGGTTGGTAGTTCCTATGGTATAAGTTATTACACAAAATCCATGATCTGCTTCCCCTGATGCTGGGACTGTAACGTGTATGATTGGCGAACCGTCCAAATCGCCCCCTGTTCCAGCAGATGTGCCGACGGTGGGAGGCATTGGTCCTCCATATGTGCGCATGCTCACCCTCAATCCAGTAGCATCCGTATTCCTGATGTAATATGACGGAACTTTAATTGTGATAAACTTGGCAACATTTGCGCCATTCACGCCACGCAGTTCCGCACTGGTTGTAAAAATAAACCGAAAAGTAGTAGGCATATTTTTCACAAGGGAGCACGTATTGATAATGAGCGAACCATCACTACGCGAACCAGTTGTGTCGGCTGGCGCATGGGATGTCTGCGTTAAAACCATCCCTTGATATCTTACTCTTTCATGGTCAGCGACGGCAAGACCTTCAATCACCCCCGTGCCGTATCCCTCCGACGGAGCAATCCAAGTCCCGAATCCGCCATTTCGGTATGTTCGTGAAATCCATATACTCACCAATAACACTAAAATGAGGACAAATATCACCGTGTATTTATCCTCGAAAAAATCCGTGATTTTCATGGGTATATAATATAATATACTATCTAACTACTATATGGTTATAAAAATAATATATTGTGTATATTGATTATATTATATACGATAAAAATAATTCTCTATCGCTCGCCGCTCGTCGTGCCTAATACGTCTGTAGGCTGTGTGTGTATGGATTCTGTCTAAATGCGTTTAATATGTCTGGCTGGATTCTCTCGTTGATCTTCGATTCATCGTAGCTTTGCGGCATCGTCATCTTGCCGTAAATATCAATACTCGGTATGGATGATGGTGCATTCGTCATCACCATTCCACGCTGGTTGTTGCGGTCGGCGTCTAGGCGGTCGATTTGAATATTTGTATTCGAGTTGAAGAGTGACATCGACCCGTGATTCGTCACGTTCTTATAGGTTTTATTCACATTATTGCGTTGGTTATAAGCAGCATTGTAGAGGCCATTTCCCATACGCGTCGCTGTTCCGCCTGCGCCTCCTAAATAGTCGGTGCTGGTTGTCGCACGCTCCGTATCTTCTGGCGTATTTTGAGAGATTAAATAACCCGCCGCTGCTTGGCGTTCTACATTGAGGTGGTCATACCCGACGAGACCCACCGTCGTCTCTTTGATAGTGGTTGGTGCACGGTCGGCTGGATTGAATGTCGCGGTCACGGCAGCGTTCACAGGCATGCGTGCGTTCTCATACATGCGCGCGTTTCCAACCACATTCTCTTTGCGTGACGGTTTCAAGATATCGAGCAGGGGAGCAACCACCGCTTTGAGTGCACCGTGGATACCCCCCATCTCGTTGGGGCGCACAGTTGTCCGGTTATTATGCGTAAATTTATAGCTCGTGCGCCCGAAATCCGCCTCTGTTGCGGTATTTTTCTCTGCGGCATAAGGATTGATTACGGGCTTTCCGTCATACGTCTGTCGTCGCGTATCCTCGAAATTCTTCGGGGCATACATCGCAGCACCGCCATCCGCCGGAGCAGTCGCACCATAATACTCGCTCGTCGTCGTTTGGCGATTACTTTCACGATCCATCTCAATCGCACGTTGGGTTTCGCCTTTCTCTGCGCCAGTAGTGGTGAACCAACGGTCGGGGGTATTCACGAAGAATGTGTCGGGGAGATGTTTCTCCATTCGCCCTAAAGTTTCGGTAGTAGGGGCGGTTTGGATATAATGCGCCGCTGGCCCTTGATGTCCGTCGAGAGTATATGACAATTTCGGGTTGGTTTTCACGCGTAATTCATCCACCCCACGGTCAATCCATTTCTCTCGTGCTTCCATTCCAGAATTGAAACCGAGCGACCCCTGTGCTCCATATCCTTGGTCTAAACCGGGCCCAACCCGCACTTCTTCCCATGGTTTCACATTTGCGATTTTCATGCTTGGAAGCACACGAGACTGGTAAAAATCATTCTGGTTTGGCATGCCATTCGGCAGATGCATATTGTCCTGAGGACGAAAGAGTGGTGCTTGTTCGGTCTTAGAGAAATACTGAGACCCGCCGCCTATCTTGTTATCGAGGACATTTTCATGCATATTCGCACCAGTCGTCGTTCCGCGTATTTTTGCTCCATAATAAGGCTCCATGTTGTTATGCGTAAATGTCCTTGGGTCGATTTGTGTCCCCATTAAAGACGTGAACCCGTCCTTGCTATAATTATCACCGAACTGTGTATCTAAACCTTCGCCGATAGGCCCGCCGCCATTCGCAATTCCGGATGATTGAATAATAATATCCTTTTTGTCGTTGGTCGATTCGCGGCCTCTCTCGGCGATTCCGCGAAGTATGCCTACACCGCCTACACCTCCCGCAACCCCAGCCGACATTTTATCATAATCGACATTATTCGCGAAATAGCGGTCGGTTGGTGTATTTGGGTTCTTATACTCATTCACATTCGTTCCAGTATTCGACCGAATCACCGGATAGTTTGTAACGGGAATGCTCATATTTGGCAGATATCGTGCGTTATTCGCATTTGGGTTTCTATATCCTTCTTTGTTACGGAAAGTATTGCTATTTGATGCAATATATGCGGCACCAAGGCTCCCTAATAATAATGCGATTTCGGCCATTGTTCTTATTATATATATAATATTCTAATACATATAATATTCGTATTCGTATTCGTATCATGAAAACAATGCGGTTGTTCCACTAAACTGGCGAATATCGCCAACATTCTGGATGCCGCCGCCGCCGCTGTCGCCTAAATCGCTCCGCCCCGCCGCTGATTGAGGATTACGGTTCGCCGGATGAACCGAGAAATACATATCTCCATCGTCTGTCAAACCGGGCACAGTAGATTGCGAGACAAACCGGTCTTTTTCGATAATACGTGTATTCAAATTGTTGAAAAATGGCATGAATACATTCTCCTGCGGGTCAAAGTGTAACATTTTCCAATTGTCTTGTTCAACGTCGCGTAACATCCATGCGGGATGAGTTGCTCGCGTCTGTTCTACAGAACTCCCGGTGCGTGTAGGGCAGCGTATAACCTCATTCGTGCGTGTTGCGAGAGATGCCTGTTCATCGTGGTGATAGTTATCGACAGAATCGCGGTTGAGGCGACGCGAGAGACCAAATAGTTCGGCTTCAATATCGACGGTATTCGTCATAATATTACCAGCCCATGTCTGAGCACGAATATACGGGTCTTCAAAATATAATGGTTTATCGCCCGGACCGGGAACATTCAACTGATAACGACCTACATCCGTCGATTGTTGAAGCTGTTTTTTGATACGGGCTGGGTCGTCATGAAAACGTGTAAAGGACATTATGGCTAATATACCGTGGTAAAATAAAACAGACCTAAAAACAATCAGTTAATTTACGTAAGCGTGCGTGCGTTATCAAATGATTATCACTGAAGTAGAATCTACTACAGCGGAAGCACACGAAATCATGAAGAAACCGTCTAAATCTTATACGATATGTTTGAATATGATTGTTAAAAATGAATCGCATATCATCGCCCAAACTCTTGAAAATATATGCGGCTACATTGATTTTGATGCGTATTTTATATCGGACACAGGTTCAACCGATGACACAATAGAGATTATTCGCACATTTTTCAAAAAACGCAATATTCCCGGACATATCGAGCAAGTAGAATGGCGCGACTTTGGGTTCAATCGCACATTGGCGCTTCAAATGGCGTTTAATAAAACGGATTATCTCTTTATTTTCGACGCGGACGATTCCATTCACGGCGACTTTCGCATGCCGAGAGAGTTGATACACGACGCGTATCAATTTAAATTGGGGCAAATGTTTGTATATTTAAGAACTCTCATCGTAAATAATCGAAAACGCTGGAAATTTGTCGGCGTGCTTCACGAATATATTACGTGCGTTGATAAGGAGGAAAGCACTTGTGCGGTTCAAGGTAATTATTACATTGAATCTGGGCGAAGCGGAAGTCGTAGCCAAGACCCCCAAAAGTATATCAAAGATGCCTCAATCCTTGAATGCGGGTTTCATGAAGAGTCTAAAAATGGAGCCGACCATGCACTTGCCGAGAGATATGCGTTCTATTGTGCACAGAGTTGGATGGATGCCGGGCCTGCGTATATCGACAAGGCGATTGAATGGTACATTCGCGTTCTTTCCCAAAATAACTGGCCACAAGAGAAGTATTACAGTGCGTTGTGCCTCGGCGATTTATATAACAAAAAAGGCGACAAATACAATTCACTAAAATATTACTGTAAAACAATGGAATACGACGAAGAACGAATAGAGGGCATCGCTTCTGCGATGGAAATTCTTCGCGCCGACGGAAATCACGTTATGGTGAATGCGTTATATCATAAATACAAAAATTATAACAAATTCCCGCAAAATAAACTATTCATTACAATTGATAAATACCACGACCTTATTGAATATAACAATTCGATTTCGGCGTTTTATATTTCGGACAAAAGAAGTGGGTATGAATGTTGTAAGACGATTCTACGAGACAATATCATGTCATACTATTATTTGAGGTCGACCTACAGCAATTTCATATTTTATCGCAATTTTTTCGAGGAGGATTCATTTGAAGAGATATTGCGACTCTTTTACGTAGTCGACCATTTTCTCTCGGTCATTGCATCTAAAAACGACACGTACAGCGATAATGATATTGACACATGGAGCCAACTTTACGCGAAAGTGAAACACGTGCTTGTTGCCCCATGTGTATTATTAAAGGTAGTCGAGAATTCAAAGAGTGACAGCGACGACTTTTATTTGGCTCGACGCCCTATTGATAAATTACTATATCTCGATGAAACGAATCAGGCGGAGAACCCATCGATTGTGGTTATAAAGCGTCGATTGCCGCCACCGCCACCTTGCGTGATTATCACCTTTACAACGTGTAAGAGGCTGGATTTATTTCAGCAAACGGTGAATTCTATTTTGAATACGTGGACTGATGTTGAAATGATTGATTATTGGTATTGCGTGGATGATAATTCTAGTGAAGCAGACCGCGAAATCATGCGAACATTATACCCGTGGATTGACTATCATATGAAAACGCCACATGAGAAAGGTCATCGGCGTAGTATGAATATTATATGGGACAAGTTGAATGAACTAAAACCGGCCTATTGGATTCACATGGAGGACGATTTTCTATTTCATACGCCGGGTAGTTATATTCAAAAAGCAAAGCAGATGATGGAAGACTCTCAAAATTTGGGATATAATGTCCGTCAAATATTATACAACCGTAATTACGGGGAAACAGTGATTGATTATAGAATACAGGGACATCGGTTATTGCGACGTATGACCCACGAAGTCGCGCTTCACGAGCACAAGGCTGGCGGCGGCGGCGGCGGCGGTCCCGGCGGCAATTTCGAGTATAAAAATTGTCATTACTGGCCGCACTATAGTTTTCGCCCGTCGTTAATCGACGTATCCGCAATACTTGCGGCGGGAAATTATGACACACCCAATCAATTCTTTGAGATGGATTATGCGAATAAATGGACGAATCTTGGCTATATGTCCGGATTTTACAATCAAATAACAAACCAACATATTGGCCGACTTACAACCGAGAGAGGTGATCAAAGTATCCCCAATGCGTATGTTCTTAATGACGAAAGCCAATTTGTTGCCCCAGTCGGCGGCGGCGGCGACGGCGGCGACGGCGACGGCGACGCTTCGATTACAACCCATAATGCGGCGGTATCTACGCCGAAGAAAAAACGATACTTAACGTCAATTCCATTCTATGACGGGTTTGGAGCCCAGTTCCAGCGGTTTATTTGGACGTGTATTTATGCCGAAGAATACGAGGATGCCGAATACATTTATAGGACGCCGACAAAGATCGCACATAATTATACGGATGACCCCCAATTTATAGATAAATTAGAGGATGTAATGAATATGAAACCGTATTATTTGAATTACGATAAAATGACTGAAGGTATGGGTAATGATCTCTTGACGCCTGATTTCTATGACATTTTTAATTATGTCGAAAAACACATCGACCAATGTATGAAAAGTAAAAGTATGGACCGAATCAAAGAACATTACTGGCAGAACAAGAATCGTGTGTGCGAGAGATTGCGGGTATTTCGCATTCCAGAAGCGGCAGCGGCATCGACGGAATATACACACCATCTGGCGGTTCATATTCGTAGACCGAACTGCGAAGATACTCGCCCTAATAGTGGAGAAGAATATACGAATGAATATTATCTAATGTCTCTTTTGATGATACGAGATACATATATTCAACGCAATCCCGTAAGCCGTATTCAATATCACGTTTATTCACAAGGAACGGACGATAAATTCGCGGAATTATGTAACAACAAAGTAATTGGCCATGATGTAATATTACATTTGAATGATACAACCGAGGACACGTTTATCGCGATGACGCTTGCGGATATATTGGTTACATCGCCAAGTTCGTATAGTTATACTGCTGCGTTTTTCTGTGACGGAGACGTTTATTATACAGATTTTTGGCATAAGCCATGTAGTTGGTGGAATAAATTAGAAAACCCAAATTCGTAATACAATACTGTTTTTATTCTAACATAATAACAGTAGAGGAGATGAATGCTGTGTTTGACCTGAATGACGACGATGGCAGGACATATGGTGATTCCGATTTTTTAGCCAGCCGAGATGCCGCCATAGGCGATTTTCGTGACAGTGAAAAGGCAAATAAACGCAAAATTATCGAAAAGATGTTGACACTTCGACATAACATGAAATATAATAAGCATCTACTTTCGGTATATATGAAAGCGAAGGGTCTATTTGATAAGATGGTTGAAGAGCATCGGTCGCAATTATACCATTTAGATGAAATCTATCGTCATATCAATCAACTGATTCGCGAAAATCTCTCGACCTCGTCAAAAAAACCCAGCGGAATGATAACCGAGCTTATTAAAGATAAAAAACGAATCGGGGCTCTCTTGAAAAAGATGCGGGCTAGTTATGAAAAATTAATGAATGTTGACACCGTGCTGGGTGTTACAATTGATAAAATTAATGAAATCTCGTTCATGGATGAGGATGATGCCAATCTAGACGCGGAAGACGACGAAGAAGACCTTGATGACGAAGACCTCGACGAAGTCGACGACCTTGAAGACGACGACCTTGAAGACGACGACAGCGAAGAAGACGACGAAGTCGATGACCTTGAAGACGAAGACCGCGAAGACGACGACGAAGTCGACGACCTTGAAGACGACGAAGTCGATGACCTCGATGACGACGACGCGGAAGACCTTGATGACGACGACGAGGAAGACCTCGATGACGACGACGAGGAAGACCTCGATGACGACGACGAGGAAGACCTCGATGACGAAGACCGCGAAGACGACGACGACGACGACGAGGAAGACCTCGATGACGACGAAGTCGATGACCTTGAAGACGACGACGACGAGGAAGACCTCGATGACGAAGTCGAAGAAGCCGACCGCCGTGAAGACGACAAAGAAGTTATATTGTTATATTAGTTTGCGTATATTCTCGTTTTAGAAGAAATGAAAGTAAATGTGTCGACCGAGAAAACCGACGTTGAATAACCCACTTTCGACATATACGTTGAAAGATGCGCAACCAGAATGTTTTATATATTGCGACCATTTCATTACCGGGGTATAACCAGATGGGTTGTACGATTTCAACTGTGGCACCATAACATTTTGCGAATGCGATATAATCTTTGAACGTATTTTTGAATGAAAATGTATATAAACAAATATAATGCTGTTCTACTTCTGGAGAACTTGTATTCTCATTAAACCCGTGTATTTTCTTATTAAATTTTTGGCATAATCCTAACTCATACCTTGACATATAGAATGATTGATACGTATTTTACCAATATTCTATATACTTTCAATTTTATTATATTCTATTCTTAAAATATATATTATTATATTCAAGAATATATATTATAGTTCGTTTATACCTGCTTCAAATGTCATACATTACCAAATTGTTTAATACGCCATTCTTTCAAAACAAGATTGTATTATATGGCAGTTTATTGCTCGTATTATTGACTATCTTACGCCATCTTGCGGCAAATAATGTAAATGCGGTTGTGCTTATTGCTCTAATCGGTCTGGTTATGTCATACTTTAGTAAAAATATGATTATTGTGCTATTAACCGCCTTTGCCTCTGTTTTTCTTCTTGAAATGTTAGGTTATCGCGGAGTCATGGAAGGAATGAAGGCTGAAAAGGACGCGGACGCGAATGCGGACGTCTCCAAGGCCAAGGTCGTCGTCACCAAGGACAAGGTCGACGCCAAGGACAAGGACAAGGACAAGGACAAGGCCAAAGACAAGGACACTGACGAAGCCGACGCTGACGAAGAGAAACCAATACAACAAGAAGGGATATCAACATCTAAAAAGATAACTAAGACGAAGACTAAGCAAGGTATGGCAACATTATCCCCCGCCAGTTATGACGGAAAAGACCACGATGCCGATGAAGGCGATGGCGTGAAAGGGTCGTCGTCGGCTAACCGAATTGACTACGCATCTACATTAGAGCAGGCATATGATAACATTGAGACAATTATCGGCGAAGATGGTGTGCGTGGTTTGACCGACCAGACAAAATCTCTCATGAATCAACAAAAGGAACTCATGAATAACATGAAAGAAATGGGACCTTTATTGAAATCGGCGGAAGGTTTTATGGAGCAACTTACAGGAGGTGGTGGTATAGGTGGAATAACGAGCATGTTACAAGGATTTGTGAAACCTAATGGTGATAAGAAAACCAAGTAAAAAAACAAAATAAAGACATATAATAATACGATATTTTAGCATTATTATATTTACTTCGATGGTTCGTAAATGTCCGCCTGGGGTTTTATGTTTTGAAAATATCACGTTCGTTATTATTGCGATTATAGTTATAGGTATTGTCATTTATGCGCATTCGCGTTTTTTTGGCCACGGACACGGCCACGGACACGGACACGGACACTATGGAGGTAGCCCGGTTATTATGATGGCTCATGAGCCGCGCCAGACCGACGCGGGACTCGACTTCGGGATTGGCGGGCCATCATCAAACCAAGATGTATTATTAAACCCATACGTTCCGCCTCTCCGTGATAACTCGGTGGGTTCAACCCGCCCTATTTATGATATTCGAGGAGGGGTTGAAACAATTCATTACGGCGGGATGGGCGGCGGCGGGATGGGCGGCGGCGGCGGCGGCGTTCGCGTAAACGAACCTACTCGTTCCGTGGATACAACATACCGTCAAGTAGGTATTTTAACTAGAGGCGGTAGTGGCCAAGAAACGATTCTTCCGCTGATCGGCCGTCCATTATTTACGAACCGCGATAAATGGCAGTTTTATACATTGAGTGATAAAAACAACGCAATTAAATTACCAGTTATTGTAAATGGTAAGAGCGGAACGAATGAGTATGGATGTAATAATGTGAGTTCAGGGGATACGGTTCATGTAGAAGGTTATAACGACGCATTTCGTGTTACTGCGTATGATAGTGCGTCGCTGCGTTATTTACCGTTCTAATTATCGGTATATTCAACGACCGAGCGACCGACCGACCATCCTACCCCGCCGCAGTAGCCACCTCATTGGCTACCGTTTCTTCATTTCCTACACCGCTTTCATCGCCTATTTTGGTTAATTGCTTCCCAAATCCGTTCATATTATTTTCACTTAAAGGCATATTCGTTATTTCCGTCACTATTTTCCCGTCCTTTTCAAGTGTTTTAATACGAGAAACTTCATACGACGACCGCTGCGTTCCCTCAAATCTCTCGCATTCGCCATTCGAACCATTCGGGCCATGGCCTAATAATTTCATTAATTTCACGAACTCTTTATTTAACTTTGATGACAGACTATCCCCTTTATCGGCAAAAAACGTCTGTAATTGTGCCATCCCGTATTTTCTCTCACTGCCGCGAATCTTATACGAAAAATCATAAACACTCTCCTTAAAATCCGCAAATCCATCAGTTTTCATAAACTCGGGATTTTGTAATAAGTCAGTCAGCGTCTTGAATATCCCCATCGCCGCCGCCTTACTCGTATCATTATTGTTTTCAAGACTTTTACGTGCCCTCTCGAGAGATTTTTTGAGAGTTTGAATCGACGTTATTTTACAACCCAACTCCAAATTCATGACATATGTATTCGACTCATCGACCACCGTCTTTACCTCTGGGTTATCATTTCCCGCCGCGATATTCTCGGCGTCCTTATTCAACTCTTCTGCCGACATCGCCGCAATCTGTAATCGAAATTCTGTCATATCTATCTTATTTCCTCTGTCTAGTTTTTCTAGAATCGCTATCGTATCAATCGACGCCGGTTTCACATTCGCATCCTTTCCGGTGATTTTATATAATCGCTTTGAATCGGTTAATACAGTCAGCGGGGCATCTTCTTGTAACAATTTAACCTGTATCTCTCCGTCGGTTGAAGCGGGTAAGATTTGACATCGTTCGCCTGTATAAATGAAGTCCCCTGCTTGTTCAACCCCAAATGTGTCGCCATTTGCAATACCGACTACATCATTTGCTTTCAAATATAATCCCTGTTTGTCGCCACCTAATAACTCCGTATTATTCGTAAATTTACCGTATAATATACGCCTTAGGTCGAATATATTTGTGTCATTCTTATTCAATGGCTTATTCCCTGTTTTAGGTTCGATTTGGATGTAATAAGGAAGACCTTTTTGTATAAGAAACTCGACCAATTTCCATACTTCGTTAGCGTTTTTACACTCGTGACTTTCAGTGCGGATTGTTATGTCGCCCTTTATTACGGGGCCAAGGGAAAAAGTAGGTTGTGTTGCGCCCTTAGAAGTCACCTCATTATTATTATTATTATTATTATTATTATTTACGGCAATGGCAGCAGCAGCGGCAGCAGCGGCAACAGCGGCAGCGGCAGCGGCAGCGGTAGCAGAAGTAGCGGCAGCAGAAGTAGCGGTAGCAGAAGTAGCGGCAGCAGAAGTAGCGGTAGCAGAAGTAGCAGCGGAGGGATCGGCAGCAGCAACAGAAGACTCAGGAACGGCGGCGGGGAGCGGGACGGCGGTGTCGGCATCTGTTGTTCCTAAGGGAAGATAGGTAGGCTCACCATTCTCATCGGCACCACCCGTCATTTTGTAATGTTTTTGTTTTCGATGTTTACGCCGCATTTTACGATAATTTTCCTTTATCTGCGCCATCACAGAACGTGGGATATAGTTTTTGAGTGTTCGATTTATTACACTATTCAGTTTAGATGACGGATACGTTCCGCTTATATCATCAAGATTACGACGACGACGACGACTGTTACTTTGTCTAAATGTGGTTCGTCGCCCCGACGATTTATGCTGTTTTTTCCATTTACGCACACTTTGATGTTGCTGTTTTCGTATCTTTCTTATCTTATTTCGTGATAATTTCATCCGGTTTCATATACATAAATTATATATAATATTATGTATATAAATACACATATCACCCAACCTATAATATATATAGTAGATGGCGGCATCTAGAGTAAATTCCAATCGCGATGCCCCCGTAAATATAACATCCGACGTCATGCGTAAAGAAGACCGTGCATGTTCGTCCACATGTAATTTTTCATTTCAATACAATACAAGCACATGTAACGTATTCCACAAGGGGTCGTATTTACGTATTCCATATGATACTGGCAGTGGCGGTATATTTCCAGCGAGATATAACGGGGTTGATTATAAGGTCGAACATATTCATATTCACCAGCCATCATTACATCTATATGATGACCAGCTTGCTGATGCGGAAATACTCGCGTATCATTCTAGTGCCGACGGTCGCAATTTAATTGTATCGATTCCTATCAATATTGGAAATGGAACGGGTCGACAAAGTTCGGACATCATGAACACGATACTACAAAACCTCCCAAGTAAATCAAGCACCGGCGGAAAGTATATATCAGACGTGAATAATTTCAATTTAGGCAACCTTATACCGAAAGAGGGGTTCTTCACATATGTCGGTCGTCATTTATTGCCGCAATACACTGGAGTATATAACTACATCGTATATCATAAAAAAGACGCAATTCTCGTATTTCGCGATTCATTGGCGAGTTTGAATGACCCTAATCGTAATACAGCTATCACCAAGACGGGGCCGATTAGTGTCAATAATATACCGAAAAACATGTATTATTACAATAAACGCGGTGCGAATAACGCAAAAGGCGACGGCGATATTTACATTCGATGTAATCCTACGGGGGAGGACGGAACCGTTTTATACCAGCAGTCTGCGAATAATGGCGAACTCGGCGCATTGGCTGATTTGGACTTGAGTAAAGTCGGTTTAGATTGGGAAACGGTTTTACAAAACGACATCTTTCGAACATTAGTTGGGACAATGTTCGGTTTAATGATCGCTGTAATCCTCTTTTATATGTTCCGTTTCCTCTTTAACCGGCTGGGCGACAGAGTAAGTTCGGCGGGGAATGTTATGGGGCAGCGAGGAGGGGGCGGCGGTAGTATCACTACATAAACAAGCCAAATTCTGGTATTGAAATTGAACTTTCATTATGATAACCATATTCGTATCATAATGAATACTCCAGACTCGCACACGCATTTACATAACTCCGTCATAATCGGGGGCAACCGCACCATAAAGATCTCCGAGCACAGGTTGGAATGATCCGCCGTCGGACAAACCGATATCGTTATTTGGAGAGATTGGGACAAGGGTATCGACCAGTTCTTCTTCGAGGGTTTTCATGGGAGCGGGGTTCATCGCGGTCATCACCGATTGCTTCTTTTCTTCCGTAGGCGAATATGTCTTAATACCGTAAACGCCAGTGGAGTGACTTGATGTACGAATAAACTCATACGCTGCCAAAAAGCCTAAAATACCGACAACGGGATTCGTGCTGAGAAAAAGCGTAATCGCAAGAATTACAACGATGACTTGACCGATAGTGCTTTCGGCGTATTCTGCCAGTGCGCTGGGCACTGCGGGTGTAAAAACGATATACAATATTAATAATACGAAAATCGCCATTTCATGTTGTTTTTCTTGACGCATTAAAACACGAAATGTATCCATAACTCGTTCTCGTTCGTAGGCTCTATATATAAACCAAATAGAATGTTATTATTATTATATTATATATTATTCTAACACTAAATCAAATAGAATTGAAATCTCTCGTTGTGATTTGGTTATATCGTATCCCCGTACCCGCCATCCGTCATGTCTCTCGTCGTTCCTGTCGCCGCCCCCGCCACCGTGTCGACCTATTATGGGCCACGAGGATATACGCTACTTAAAGAATGTATGGACGCCGACGATCTCAAATTGTTGAGAGACGAACTCACGGTGGGCGCGTATGTTCCTAAAGCACCCGCCCAGCCACCTAAATTCCCGATATACCGCGAATGTTCGAAAAAGATATATATCCCTAGGTTTTACGGGACTAAAATATACGGCCTTCCTGAAGAAACGCGCATCCCCTCCGGCACGCCTGTATCCGATTCTCTCGTATTCTCGGGCGAAATGCGAGAATACCAGAACATAATTGTGGATAAATATATACACCAAGTAAGCAAACCCGAAAACAATGGGATGGGTGGCGGCGGATTACTCGACGTCGACCCGGGAAAAGGGAAAACGGTTATGGCGTTGAATATTATCGCACGTCTTCGAATGAAAACTCTCGTCGTTGTGCATAAAAGTTTCCTTTTGAATCAGTGGATCGAGAGAATTCAGCAGTTTCTTCCTGCGGCGCGGGTTGGAATGATACAGGGGCAAATCCTAGATATCGACGATAAAGATATTGTCATCGGGATGCTTCAATCGCTCTCCATGAAAGAGTACCCGAGAGATTTGTTCGATACATTTGGGCTCACAGTGTACGACGAGTGTCATCATATGTCGGCGGAGGTATTCTGTCGATGTATGATGAAAATAGTGACAAAATATACACTCGGGTTATCGGGCACTATGGTTCGCAAAGACGGGCTTACAAAAGTATTCAAATATTTCCTCGGTGATGTGGTTCATAAAGAGAAGAACGACACGACGACCCACTCGGTTATCGTCAAGGGTATCCAATATAAAGTCGATGATGCCGAATTTAATCAAACGGAATACGACTACCGAGGCAACCCTAAATTCAGCACGATGATTTCTAAAGTGTGTAATTACAATCGGCGTAGCGAGTTTGTATTGGATGTATTACAGAATGAACTGGCGACGAACCCTGACCAGCAAGTGATGATATTGGCACATAACCGGTCGCTGCTTGAATATTTCCATAATGCTATCGAACACCGGAAAATTGCGACGGTGGGGTATTATGTCGGCGGGATGAAGGAGGCCGCGCTAAAACTGAGCGAGAGTAAGAAAGTGATTATTGCTACGTATGCGATGGCGTCGGAGGGATTGGATATCAAGACGCTTACTACGTTGATTATGGCGTCACCGAAGACGGATGTGTGTCAGTCGGTAGGTCGCATCCTGCGCGTCAAACATGCGTCGCCTCTCGTCATTGATATTATTGACCCGCAGGATGTATTCCGCAGCCAGTGGTTGAAACGCCAAACTTACTATATCAAACAGAGGTATCGTATTGTGATGACAGACACAGTAGGATACTACAAAAACGAATGGACGGTGAAATACCAGCCTCCGGTCGTGTCGGCGAAAAAGACGTCGCATGCGATAGAACAGGAAGAAGCCGCGTTGGCGGATGCGGATATTATTGAAATAGATGAAGATACGGGAGTTCTCTCGGTGACGACGGAGATAAGCGCGAAATCGAAGATGAAATCGACCATTCCTAAAACAAATGGGAAATGCTTGATGGTGCTAGTGGAGTGAAGCGAAGCGGAACCAAAGCGAAGCGGAGCGGAACCAGAGCGAAGCGAAGCGAAGCGGAACCAAAGCGAAGCGATATTTTAAGCGACAGGATGGCAACTATTGTAAGAAGTATAAGGTGCTGGGTTGGCCATTGCGGTATTATATTGACCCACACCAGTTCCTGCTCCGCCGATAGAATAGCCAGCATTCGCAAATGCGGCACCACCTCCACCAGACTGCTGCCCGTATCGTCGTTGCCTTGTAGTTGATTTCTTTAACGATTTATTACAGCATTTATGCTTACAGAATCGAGTATGACGACGAACACCGCCACCAGTGATTATGATATCGCACTTACACTTTTTACACTTCGTTGAACGGCGATGACGACGATATGTCGCGGTCTTCTTTTTATGGCGGCGGCTGCGACTGCGGCTGCGGCTACGGCTACGGCCGCCGGTAACGGCAGAATTCGAACTTACGCTAACTGGTAAGTATGACCCGCGCGCATGCACAGTCTCGCTAACAGGCGCGTTAGTATTAGCATGAACTGAATAGTAATCACTCGCGCCACCACCGCCCTGAACAAACGCACGTCCAGCCTGACCTTGATACATATTACCTGTTCCGGCATTCTGCGGGATTTGATTGCTCGATAACGCAATCCCTGAGTTGTGCTCGGCTAATGGGTTTGAACGTAAATATGACATTGTGTTTTATTATTAGATTATATAATAATAAAAACGTAGGTATGGGTCTCACAGTTCATACACATTACGACCGGTAGTTCTTATTAGAACGCCTGCGGCAAAACGCACGCTTCGTTCCGCGAGCATACTTACAACTCTGGCGTAGTTTGCGACTCGCACACTTCTTCTGGGTTTTTGAGCGGCAAGGGGATGAATGCAATCGTTCTAAATATTTTTTCTGGTTCTTGAAAACAAACGGCTTGATTTTGCGTATCTTTTCGCCGCTTATGGGTAGCGAAGGTTGGAGGTTCATATGTTCATTTCCAAGCCGGATTTTACGCTTGGCACCACCGGATAAGGGTTCTTCTGATACAGCGGAATTCATGGTAAAGTAGGGTATATAATATACCATGAAAAATAATATTCACGACGACGACGACGACGACGACGACGGACGGTCAAGCAATGAATCAACGAGTAATCGCATCTCTATACCCGATTCCCTACATACGTTAAGTATTGATGATGTCGTAGAATCAAACGCATAATGCCGAAGTTCGTGTAAATGCTCGGGTCGGGTAATATGGCCACGCCCGTCTATCATGATACATGGCGTATGAATCCCGTATTCTCGTTTGAATGGTTCTATCATATTCCTAAACAGGAAATCGAACGCGATTTTATAACTATACATGGATGGCGAAATTGCCGCATTTTTATTGGAAAAATTCCGTATATCGAATACGACACCATTCAGTATAAGTTTGTGAGCCCATATATGTTCGAACATTTCTCTGGCCGATTCGATGCCGGCGGACGAAATAGATGTATGAACCCACAGCGGAGGCGAAGCCGGAGCACGAGGCGAAGCTAAGGCCGGAGCACGCGTAAGGGCGTCTTTCACATTACGAGCAATATATTCGTTTGTTCCAAATCGTCTCCCCTCAATGACCAACGAATGGTCGTCAATCATTGCCGCGTGACTTACCTTATCACAAATCATAGGAATCCGGTTTTCACGCATAATAGATATAGTCGCACGCGACGATGTATCGCCGACGTAGTAGCATGGTCGAAGAAACGGGACGCATTTGACCCATTCGCGAATGATCGGCTGTGTGATAGTTGCGGCATTGTATAATCGATGTAATGATAATGAACTTGAATACACTGGTGGTCTCATAAATGGATTCCGTTGCCGAATAATGTAATATAATATAATATAATGCTCAACGTTTATACTCATTTCGTTCGTCGATAATTGGTATACCGTAACTCGTGTTGTTTTACTTGACTATCGGTGATAATATCGCCTCTGGGTGCCAATTCTATAGGAACCCAGCGGCAAAACCGTTTATTGAACCTACATAACATTTTACACTCTTTCGTAAGTGTAACATATTTGTCTGGTTCCGTATTCTCAAAGTCGCACTCGTCTTCGCTTTCTTCCATCGTATCTAAACGCTCATTCTCCGTAATATTGCGAAACAATCGATTCATCATAACACTTGTTTTATATCCAGAGATATGTGCGAAGTTATGGAAGACGTGCCCGCCGCCGCCAGCATTGCGGGATATAGTCGCCGACGGTAATACATATAATTCATATATATCATTTTGAATATTCGGGCGAACCATAAATGTCGCTTGGATATTGGTAAGCATTTCATCGGGCGGTGGGGTAAATACGCGTTTGGAAGTCGGTAATGCGACGACGGGTGCGGCGACGACGGGTGCGGCGACGACGGGGACAGGGGCGAGAGCATGGAAATGGGCGACGGCAGGAGTAGGGGCGGGAGCGACATTGCCCGATGAACGGTCTTGAAGTATTTGTTGAAACACGCGAGTATGTTTAAAATAACGAAACTGAATCGCAAATGTTTCATACGGCAAATCCCGCATAATACGCTGGGCATCGTGCTCGGTATTACACAATACCGGCAGTCCAAATATAATACTATTCTGTTTTGTATAAGAAACTTGTCGAATATCATTACTGGCGAAAATATCCTCACATAACCGAATATGGTCAGTCGCATTCAAAGGTGGCACTGGATAGCCCTTGTGCCAGTATATCGAATGAATAGAGAAAAATTGGCACTGCTGCTGCTGCTGCTTCGTTCGAAACAAGACTCCACCGAATACAGTTCCAAAAACAAGCGACCGGTCAAAGCATGCGTCCAATATACGAACCCTTCCAGGCATCCATCCATTATCTTGGTGAAATTTGCGAATAATGGGTGAGATAGTAGCACGGTCGCGGTCGTCGCGCGAACCTCCGCCTCCCTCGATTTCAATCACCGCAAATATTTTATTGCGTCTCCATTCCGTAGCCCATGCGATACAGCGACGGCCTTTTGGAAGTATAAAACATTTATAATCTATTCCTGAATTTTGATGGGTGTCGTTCTTATGAATAGACGCTTCATAAGAAAGTCTTGTAGACGGAAAATTCGACAATAAACTATCCGCATCTTGTGAATTCAAAACACGCAAATTCGCCGAGTATTGTGGCCGACGATTATGATACATGAGTGAGGAGGATGTGTAATATAATAGAATACGCGTTATATCTTTAACTCGTTTCATAACTCGGCCGAAATGCGTGATCCGTCGACGACTTCGCCTTCAATCCAATACCGTGTAAAAAGGCTTTTAGGTCGGTTTTCATATCATTATTTGTTGAATTTACTCGATTGTTATCTCCTCGTGCTTTGGGGTCGTCTATTCCTAAATTAGACGATAATGACGGTTCGGTCGTTCGCGTATCGGCGGCGCCCATTCCATCATCTACTTTGTGTATATAATCATTGTCTAAACTCTTATTTATCGTATCAAACAGCGACTTATATTTCTGTTTTGGGCAATGGATTAAATCTTTTACCTTTGGAGCCGTAAGCGTTGTTTCAAAATAGATGTACAGATAATGTATAACTATGATTAAACTAACCGAAAATAGAATATTTTGTATTAACCACAACATTACGAATAGTATATATTGTATTCATGTGTATATTACGAACATAATTTGAAGTGGTCTAAAAACGAATTAATGTCGTCCTTGCACGTTTTTGTCAGTATATCGTCGGCGGCAGGCGTATTTACTACGACGCCGTTTTCAGTAGTCATATAAAAATCAAGAACAACCGTCTCTGTATCGTTCATGATGAATACGAATGCGTTCATGGATTTTGGATGTGTTTTCACGACTATTTTCGTATGACGCTTTACTGTGTGGTTTGGTGAAATATATGAGGTAGAGAATGGGGCGGGGGCGGCGGTATGTGTATTGCCGCATAATTTATAATAACTTTCATCGACGAGCAGCGGAATCTTCCCGTCAAGTTCCACTATTGTAGTGGGCCCATCGACGGGAATTCTCTCCTTGAGTAATACTGTATCTGCCGCAGCCGCGTGAATTTCATATACAGCGTCTTCTGTTATTATGTATGTTTCCATTTTCTTAGATACAAAAAATATCTCAGTCCCTTTGGGGCGTAGTCGCCCCTTCTCGACGATACCGTGTATTTTTGGATACATTTTATTCATTTCGTCCAATGTTATGTCAAGAAAGAATATGCGGGGTTCGGTTTGTTGGTGTGTTTGTATCGCATGTGTAACGGTTTGATTACGATAAATCGTGCTTAGGCCAGAAATAACGGTTGCTTGTCGAGCACTCTGTTTTGAACGTTGGTTTCGAACGTGATTGGTAGCCATGCACGCGGTATGTAGATTACAGTAATCTATAGAGTTGCGTTTATATCGCATATCAGTCACGTCGTGCGCGCGTGTGTGTGTGTAAATAATATAGAAACATAACGATAGTATATCTACATAATATGGCTCCGTCTTTTACGATGTTCGACGCACCACTAGTCTCGAAATCTAAACCAAAGCACAAATCTTCACAAATGACAAACCATACAATCCATAATACGAAAACATCAATCCTCATTATTTCAAAGGGCGGCTCATTAAGCGAATGTGTGGTTGAACCGTCGGCCAAAACAACCCTAGAGGAACTTACAGTTCTACTATCAAAAAAATGCGGAAATCGTAACCACGACGGATTCAGTTGTTATCATACGTATAAATATAAGAATAAGCGTGGAGTGTCGTTTCCGCTTTCAGACGTAGACGTCGTCGTTCCGCCATACATTTATGTCGATGTATGGGGAAAAACGGACGGACGTGCGGGGTATGAAAATAAATACGAGATGCCGCCGCCAATTGATGACCTCATGTTTTATGGAAATATCGCACTTGTAGCAAGGAGTGACGGCGAGAATGCGATTGATATGACGACCGAATTGTGGGATATAATATATGAGAAATTGTTCGGCGGGTTTGAAGACCTTGCGGCATCTGCGATAGACGACGAAAACGAAAGCGATGAATTGGATTCGATTCCTTTACATAAAAAAACAAGAGGTGGTTATTTGAAAGACGGGTTTGTCGTCGATGACGACGATGCGACGCCGCGATGTAGAGTGAAAGGCCGCGGAGGTAAAAAGAATAAGTCGGAATCAACCGAGAGTGAATTTATTACGGAAACGGATACGACGAGTTCAGATCCGGAAGCCGATGCCGACACTACAAGCACGGAAGCCGATGCCGACGTTCCGCTAGTAGAATGTATTAGTAGTAAAAAGGCAATCACGAAACCAAAACGTATCGTAAATACGAAACCGACTTCCGTAGTAAAGTCAAAAAGAGCAGCGGCGGCGGCAGCGGCGGCAGCGGTGGAAGAACAATCCGCCCGCGCGCAAGAAAGCGAATCAGAGTTGAGCGAGGAGGATTATGTGTAAAAATTGAATAAAGAAATCTATTATAGTATAATACAATAGAGTTCTATGTCGTCCGTTGAATCCATCGCATACCCCGACCAATTTCGTAACGAGGTTAAAAACCGAATCCATGGTTTATTGACCACCATACACCATCTTCGTGATGGTGATGTCGGTCATGAATCATCATCGTGTGGTGGTGGTGGTGGGGCGGCCGGCTCCGCCGAGACTATCGATACGATAAGCACCAATATCGAAAAGGGAATATTCAACTGGGCGGTTCAACACGCATCCAAAAATAACATCGTGAAAAAATGGTCCAATCCATTCTTCGTAAGATTATACATCGACCATCTCCGTTCCGTGTATATTAATTTGAAGAAACCAGACGTTTCAAGTGCGGTGATTTCAGGAAACATCCAGTCTCAAAAAATCGCATTTATGACGCACCAAGAAATTTGCCCGGAGAAATGGAAACAACTGGTTGAAGACAAAAAGGTTCGCGACAAGCAGAAATATGAACCAAATATCGAAGCATCGACGGACAACTTTACGTGTAATAAGTGCAAATCCAAGAAATGCACGTATTACCAGTTACAGACACGTTCCGCAGATGAACCAATGACAACATTTGTAACTTGTTTAGAGTGCGGTAAGCGTTGGAAATGCTAAAATAAAATATCATGGAACAATATCAAATATGACCGAAACTACTAATTTTTTCATCTCGATAAAATCATATCTGCGTTGTTGTTGTATGAAGCGGGAAAACGGCGACGGCGACGGCCACGGCCACGGCGCACCATTCGATAAAAATAATACAGTCGACCACAGGAGTCCTTATACATTCGACGACCTAACTTTACCAGAATCACCGATATATAATTCGGCATCGAATTCGAACTCATCATCGAGTTGGTCACTGTCATCGGCATCATTCAACGAATCAACTGCTTATTGTAATAGAGACTATCGTATATCTCCATCGTTTGGTTCATCGCCACCGTCGTCGTCGTTGCCGTCGTCATACAATAATACGGTGTTTCAACCCTTTTTATCAAACTAGAGTATTTCTAAATCTTGAATGCGCCAATATTCGGAACCGCCGTTAGGTAACGGACGGCGAATAATAAACGGCGTCTTTTTTTGCTCCAATTCTTTGACTGCGATTAAGTAGCCATCAATCACAGTGGAGTCGATTTTGATGAATGCCGGTGCCCCTTCATTGAGTTGCTTCGCACGTTGGCCTAGAATCCGCGTTTTCTCATATTTCGTCATAATAGGAATTGTCCGGTGTAAATCATCGACAATGACGCCAGCACTATTTCGAATCACTCGCGCGAGTGTTTGTATTTCGTCATAATTGTGCGACAATGATTCTGGGTGATACGTATTTACATAACTTTCGCGAACACTCGATTTTAATTTTTGGAAGTATTCGCTGCTATCTTTATCTGCGTCTTCATCTTCTTCATCATTGCTATCGGCTTCATCGTCGTCAAAATGTATTCCGTGAGGCACGCCGAGTAATGTCATGTCGTCTTCTATATTCTTCTTACTGCTGGCGGCAGCGGTGCCACGTTTCTTTTTGGATTTCGCTGCTGCCGCTGCTGGTGCTTCATCGTCGCTATTTAACTCTCCTTTCGCGTCGGCAGCGCCTGCTTCATCGGCTTCGCCCCCCTCGTCGTCGCTACTATTTGCTGCTGCTGCGTCGGCATCTGCTGCGTCGTCATCGTCGGTTATATCACCCATCGATGAAGTCTCATCGCCGCCACTCGCGGCCGAACTGACATCGTCGCCAGTTTCGGACATGAGTTCTTCTTCATTATCCGAATCATCGGCATCGGGGTCGCGTATTTGTGTTTTTTTTGGAGGAGCAGGAATACCACTTGACATGATGATGAAACGTATATATATATATCTATTACACTTTATTATGTTTCAATTTATTGTTTTGCGTGAATCCAAAACAATAAAAAATACGTTACCATAATAATATGCCACGCCACGCCACGCCACGCCACGCCACGCCACGCCACGCCATCGCCACGCTACTGTTGTTCCGTATTCCAGACCTTGTCGCACCTCGCGCATAAATATACATATTTGAGGTTGGTATCATCGTATCTCACGTAAATAATCTCGTTGTGCGGTTTCTTCTTCGCCGCTCCGCCGCCGCCGCCGCCGCCGCTACCCATGTCGGCTCCCTGATTGCTCGGGCATTCATCATTAGGACAGCGAATTGTATGGATGCGTGGTAATGTCGGGTCATATTTCGTGTATTTATTCACTACCTGCGAAAATGACTGAGGCGTGGTTGCGTGTTTCACATTCACCTTGCTGACACAGATATTGTCCGCCGCAATCGTATCGTCTATATTTCCGCAGTTTCTACAATAATATTGTAATTCATTCTCAGGAGTGAGACTGATATAATACATGTTGTTACACACAGAACAGAAATGCATCGTCGAACTCTTAAATTGACACTACCGAGAGAATGCTGTTGGTATAATGTATATAGATACATTTAATTTCAATTTAAGTCGAAACCGCGATGATTATAATACTTTATTGTTCGCTTACTCAAACAACGCATTTACCGCATTATAATCTGCCATAATTGTATCATATGATATAGACGTGCTAATACGTCCATACAGCCCAATAGTGACCGGCTTCTTTTCTGGATGGGTTTGGGCTCGCTCTACCAAAATCTCTCGAATACGCGGTTTGTTTTCTATAAATTTCCGCCGCATGAACTCTTGAAATTCGCCGACAAGCGTAGGCTCAATCGTGATATATCTTGTCAATTCTCTCATTAGGGTCAAACACGCGAATTTATAATTATAGTATTCTACCATGATGTGATACGAATGAAAGTCGCTGTGACTGGGACGAACACCCGGCTCGTGAAGTAGCGGCTGTTTGTCTAATAACGATTGAAATGTCATCAAAACCGACCGAATATTCTGGCATCCCGACCATTGCTCACCGCGCCATGTATTTATAATTGAAACACAGACATTTTTATTCGCATAAAAGTTGGGATGAAACCGGATGTTATTCGTATTTGTAAGATAAGAAACGACCGGCGGGGAGTGTGGATAATTCGTAGGGAACTTAAAGAGGAAGAAATAATACCCGCCGAAATAGAGTGTGTCGGTGGAGCCTACAATACACGCATATCCTGTAAGCAGGTCTGTTTCGCTATGTCGATAAATGATGCCGCATTCGTCTAAGGTGGGGTCGGTCATTACATCGCGAATATCCCGAAGAAGACGCGTGACTGTTTCTTTGGGTATTGTGACTTTAGTCGCTTCGTCTGTCATTCTTGCGTTCTAGAGTAGTTCCAATATTGTTTTTATGTATTTTTATTCTTCGCAGATTCGGTTATTCGATTTGTGGTGCGGGCGGTTCCTTGTCAATCGTCACCTTTTTGGCTACTTTGCGTATCACCTTATCTATATTCCCCTCCTTTTCACCATCGGTGACAATCCTTGACAACTTGAAGTATTTTTCATTCTCTCGGGTGTTGCTATTCATACATCGCGGGTTGGCCTTGGCCCATTCATTCACTAGGGCCACATTCTTCTGTTCCACCGCCAAGACCGCATTTGTCATTTTTTCATGGTTTGGTCCATCGCGTTGCCACTCGTTGTTCTCCTTCACGTATAAGGTTTCACGCTTCACATCGCTACAATGCACGGGGCGTTTGTATATATCTGTCTTCTGGAGGTTGTCAATGAAGATATTCGACATTCCCTCCACATAGCCAAGCCTACCGACATTTTCCATATCCGTCATATTCAACTCAATAGAATTAACGAAATCCTTCATGTTCATTGCATCCTTACACTTCTCGTTGAGGAACATGTTCATGTTGAATGTGTTGTTGTGGCTGTTGTTGGTGGAATTAAATGTGGGATTGTCGCCATTTAAGGCGACACCTCCAGATATAGATGAAGACGGTGTCGTAATATTTTGAGAATCCTTCGTTTTTATTAGTTCCATTATGTGTGTTTGAAACGTTGTATTTGAAGCCATATTTGAAGCCATCATTTGTAACATGATATTCATCTTCATTTTCATTTCACTATTTTCGGCACTAAGGCGTTTTAATTTCTTGGTCGTTTGGTCTTCTGTGCTGGATGGTTTCTTACGTATAATAACATTATCTGTATGCGAAAATTTATCTACGGTATCTGTGTCTGTGTTTGTGTCTGTGTCTGTGTCTGGGTAAGTTTCATAGTTCATTATACTACATACCGATATATCTTGTTTATGCTTTATTGTATCTAAATGCTTGTTATATATACTTTGTTTCGAGCATTTGAAGTTGCACTTTTCACAATAAAAACGATAACTTGTTATTCGTTGGCGAGGTAGCAGTTCTACACTATTTAAGGTTGCTTTTAATAATACGCCATATTCTTGTTCTTTCTTTTTCGCTTCATAATGGTCTTTACAGTTAATAATGTCAATTATTTCCATTTTCCAGTTATTCCATCCACCATTATTTCTTATCATTTGATATAATTTACAATTGCTTATATTAGTTGTACCGTTTGTACAACTAATCTTATGAGCATATTTCCTCTGGACAAAATTAGTGGTATATCCTACATATATGTCACTAACAGTTTCGTCTTTACATGTTATTTTATAGATAATAGTATTGGAATAATCAATATATGTTTTGGGCATAATCTTATAATAATCTTATATATCCTAAATCTTATAATATAATCTTATAATAATCTTATAATAATCTTATATATCCTTATACATAAATGTCCCATTTTAACCTACCAAAATGGACGCAGCCACCGACCCTTCAAAAAAGTTCAGTCACAGGTTTTTGATGCTAAAAATACGTTTTGTGAGCATTATGGTCACAACCCAATTTTTTGGTGTTTTGCATTTCATGTTTTAAAACTTCCACGCACAAAGGGCAAAATGGACATTTCTGGGCCATCCAAAAATGTCCAAAAATAGGGGGTCTAATTCCTTCGTTTATTCTTGCCTTCGGCCGTTTTGAACGAAATATTTTCGACGGTTTTGTCTACGAAACATAATGGCCGACCCTTTGGGATTTGAATCTTTTGAAATAAATAGATTTACAAGCGAATATTTTCGCCGGGTTTATCTATGAAACATAAATAGCCAACCCTTTGGGTTTGTACCTTTTGAAATAACTAACTCAAAGATTTGAAAAGAAGAGTTTTGAACGGAATATTTTCGCCGAGTTTATACTTGAAACATAATGGCCATGCCTTTGGGATTTGAATCTTTATGTAATGAAGAGTTTCGAACGGAATATTTTTGAAGGTATTATTATTATCGTCGTTACTATATATAATTACTTAATACGCCGAGTAATTATAAATAAGTATGGCTGAAAGGCAAGATACCGTTAATTTTAACGCACATTTATCGTCGATTGTAAAAGATGATTTAGTTAATAGAAGCAAAATCGCCGCTGGAAATAGTGGCACGTTTTTCAAGATTGTATTCCCAGATATTCCAGAACTAAATGGTGTAGAATTGGTTGTTCCTCTTTCGACGAAAAATTGGCCTCATTATGTTCATGCTGATATATTTAGATGTATTACCGCAAAATATCCAGAGATAACTTCCCCTACATTTCAAGATCAATCTTATCGTCTCCAAATTTATATTGAAGGAAATTATCTAAACACAAACCGACCACATAGACTACATGACCCAACAAAATATCTACCAACCGGGGCTACAGTTGGATTACGATATTGGCCATTAAGGGAACTGTCTTACCTGACGAAGGCCCAAACGGAACGCGGAGTGGTTTCTGGAATAGAAGAATATACGGATGCCGATTATGACAAAGCCGCCACGCTACAGAGAGCTGCTGAAGATGCTGGTGGGCTGCCGCATGCCCCCACCCAAGCATCTGTGGAGGGTGATGCGATAGAGAAGGCAGAAAATACTGACGCTGCCGCTGCTGCTGATGTTGCTGCTGCTGCTGCTGCTAATGGTCCGCCCCTGCAGCGCGCTGCTACTGCAGCTGCTGCTGCGTATGCTCATGTTGTTCTTGCTTGTGGCGATGCTCATGCTGCGATGACTGCTGCTGGTAATGCTGCTGATGATGCTGAGTTTTACTCTGCCAAGGCTGCTGACGCCGTGGATGATGCTGCTGCTGCTGCTGCTGCTGCTGCTGCTGTTACTGCTGCTGCTGCTGCTGTTCGTGCTCATGCTACTACTGCTGCTGCTGCCGCTGCTGCTCGTGCTCATGCTACTACTGCTGCTGATGCCGCCGCTCCTGCCGCCGAAGCAGCAGCTGTTGCTAATGCTGCTTATGATGCTGCGGAAGGGGACGATGCTGCTTATGAGGCGTGGAAGACGAATCCTGCTGTTGTTGCCAAGAATGCCGCCGACCGTGCAGCTGAAGGTGCTGCTGCTGCTGATGATTATGTTGCTGAAGCGGCTGTTTCTCTTGCTGAGGCTGAGAGGGCTCGTGATGCTGCTGCTGAGGCAGCCAGTCCGGATAATCGCTGGGGAGGGAAGAAACCGCAATCAAAACGTGGAAAGAAAAAACAAAAATCCAAGTCCAAGTCCAAGTCCAAAAAATCAAAGACTAAAAAATCAAAGTCTAAATCCAAACGAAATAAACGTCGTTCATATAAGCGTTTACAGTAACATGAAATAATACGTATTACACACAAATACATATTATACATTTAATAACAGCAATCTAACGCGGTTGTCACGCATCTTTTTCAATCGTCACCTTCTTCGCTACTTTGCGTATCACCTTATCTATATTCCCCTCCTTTTCACCGTCGGTGACAATCTTGGACAACTTAAAGTATTTTTCATTCTCTCGGGTGTTGCTATTCATACATCGCGGGTTGGCCTTGGCCCATTCATTCACTAGGGCCACATTCTTCTGTTCAACCGCCAAGACCGCATTTGTCATTTTTTCGTGGTTTGGTCCATCGCGTTGCCACTCGTTGTTCTCCTTCACGTATAAGGTTTCACGCTTAATATCACTACAATGAACTGGGCGTTTGTATATATCTGTTTTTTGGAGGTTGTCTATGAAGATATTCGACATTCCCTCCACATAGCCAAGCCTGCCGACATTTTCCATATCGGTCATATTCAACTCAATGGAATTAACGAAATCCTTCATGTTCATCGCATCCTTACATTTCTCGTTGAGGAACATGTTCATGCTGAATGTATTATTTATGTTGTTGGTGGTGTTATGGTCTCCTGTAACATTTGACGCGATACCTGTCGCCGTAGGGTTTGTTGCGGTTATCTGCGATGCCTTTAATATTTCCAACATCTGCGACTGTAATTGGGTATTGTTTGTCATGAGTGTCTGTAATTGGGCGGAATGGGTTGTCATCAATGTCATCATCATGACCCTCATTTCCCGGTTTTCAGCGACGAGGTCTTGGTTTGTATTATCGTTATTTTTTTCAAGATTATTATTTGGGGGTTTACGTATAATCTCATTTATAGGCGTTGTATCGTCCAACGTAGTAACAGAGTCTTCATGATTTACCAGTTTGGGTGTAATACACATTTTCTTATGACGGCTCAAACCAGAAAGATGAGCATATCGTTTATTACAGTATTTACAAGTGTGTATAGTTTCAGTGGTCGAGGTATCTACTTGTGATGATATAACAGGATGGGTCGTATCTTTTGCTAATTCCTCATTTTTTACCATTGTTATATGTTTGCGTGTAGAAAGATGTATATCATAGTTACTTTTGTAACAGCATACAAAGTCACAAATCTTACATTCATACCTATGCTCATTTTTTTTACCATTTAATGATAAACTCATTTTTTTTACCTTACCCTAAATATCCTTATACATAAATGTCCCATTTTAACCCATCAAAATGGACGCAGCCGCCGACCCTTCAAAAAAGTTCAGTCACATGTTTTTGATGCTGAAAATACGTTTTGTGAGCATTATGGTCACAACCCCATTTTTGGGTGTTTTTGATTCGCGTTTTCAAAACTCCCACGCACAAAGGGCAAAATGGACATTTTTGGACGGACAAAAAATGTCCAAAAATAGGGGGTCTAATTCCTTCGTCCATTCTTGCCTTCGGCCGTTTTGAACGAAATATTTTCGACGGTTTTATCTTTGAAACATAATGGCCATGCCCCAATTTATATAGAAATATTACATAAGTAATAATATTACATAAGTAATAATACGTGAAATAATAAAAACATTTGTGTTAAATATAATATAAAGATAAGATAATATAATATAAAATAAGTATAATATTATATTATGTCAAAACTTTATACAAATCGTTTTTACAGCACTTATGCTAAAAATATTTATTCTCAAAATGGAGAAGATGGAATAATAGAGGAACTTCTAAAAAGATTAAATATAAATAATGGATGGGTGTGTGAATTTGGAGCATGGGATGGTATTCACTTATCAAATACGTTCAATTTAGTTAAAAAAGGGTTTAATGCCGTATTTATTGAAGGTGACGTAAATAAATACAGCGATTTATTAAAAACAGTAAACAAATATAATAATATAATTCCTATAAATGCATTTGTTGATTATAATGATACTCAAAATTCTTTAGACAATTTATTAAAAAAAACAAATATACCAATTGATTTTGATATATTATCTATAGATATTGACTCTTATGACTATCAAGTTTGGAAAAGTTTAAAAACATATAATCCTAAAATAGTTATAATTGAAATAAATTCTTCTATTAATACTGATAATAATAATCATATTCATGATCCTAATAAATATGAGGGAACTGGATTTAAACCAACATATGATTTAGGAATTGAAAAAGGATACAAATTTATTTTACATACAGGTAATATGTTTTTTATTAGAAATGATTTATTTGATAAATTAAATATTCATTACGATAATCCTCTTGAAAACTTTAGAACTGTTTGGGGTGGTAGATAAATATATAATATGTGCGTTTGAAGTAAAAAACGTGGAAAAGAAGAGTTTTGAACGGAATATTTTTGGCTGACAAGAGAGAAATCCAAAGTAATCCGGTTCCGCCGAACAAGGAGATTCCCAAAAGACCTCGGTGGTGCCTCCGCCATGCTCCCTCCCCCCTCCACCCCCCCCCCCGAGCGAACCCGCCCCTTTTGTGACGATAACCCCAGCAACATTATAATAAATATAGTAAAACACTGTGACCATTATGCTCTCATTATTTTACCCCTGACGATATATCGTCACAAAACGGAAAATCCAAACCCGAAAAAAAAATCCACCGTCTAAAACACTTTTTTTACAAAAGTCCTGTGCCCAGAAAACGGACAAATAAAGCATCCCCCTTTTTTGACGGTTTTTTGCAACGTAAAAGTCAAAGGGCCATTTTTTGGGGATCAGATTTAGAGAAAAAACCTATGGAGTATATAAACTGAAGGTTTTACAATTTTCAATTCATAACCCGAACAAAATTGAATCTTGAACCTACCAATTTAGTTTTTACAAGCAATAGACACACCCGACGAATGACATCGATTATTCACGAAGGGCATACACCGGCCACTATTGTGGCGTCGGCGTCGTCGTCGGCGTCGTCGAACATCGCCCCCACCGTCGCCGCCACCGACCCGACGGCCGCGTCATACCAGTCTCTTTGCGCGGGGATGACGTATGAACAATTTATGAAGCACCATATATCGAAGCCAGGCGAGGCTTATACGCATACCAGGATTGGAGATAAGGCGTTGAATGTCCATGGCGGGGTTTATACGATTCCGCCGGGGATATTACCGGTCTTCTGGCGGAAATATTATACGCATGTGTTTGAAAACGGAAAACAGGAGTTCCTTACGGAAAAACAGACCCCAGAACGAGGTATAATCGCCGTAGATTTCGATTTCAGGTATGACACGAGTATCACCAAGCGCCAGCATACCAAAGAACATGTATTGGATATGATACAGTCATATATCCAGACGCTCGAGACGCTCGTTGAAATCCCCAGCGACGCCAGTATCCCAATTTATATCTTCGAGAAAAGCGAAGTCAATGAGTTGGACGATGTAACGAAGGACGGAATTCATATGATAATTGGCGCCAGCGTAGACCGCCCGATTCAGCGAATGTTGCGCACGCGAATGTTGAAAGAACTTCCGGAGATTTGGACGGATATTCCTATCACGAATTCGTGGAATGATGTTCTGGATGAAGGAATATCGCGTGGTCATACCAATTGGCAGTTATACGGCTCACGCAAGCCCGGGCATAAGGCGTATATGCTGAAGTATCATTTCATCATGATGCACGACCCAGATGACACAGATGGTGCGTGGATGTGTCAGGAGGAAAAAACCAGCAAATTCAACGTAAAAGAGCAGTTCGCGAAATTATCGGTTCAAACGGCGGCAAGTGGTGCGCCGGGGGCAATCGATACAGGTTATCCGTCATTTTCGATTCTACCGAACAATCCTACCATAAAAGCCGAATATGACGCACTCATCAATCAGCAGCGCGGAACAGCGGGTGGCCGAAACGGGGCAAACGGCGGCGGAGATGGCGGAAAGCGTTTGAGACTCGTTGTCACTGGCGGTGATAGTGGCGGGAGTAACTCTATCAATGCCGCAAATATGTCGCATAATGGCGTAATCATGATGGATAAAATCACGAACCACACCGAGCTTACGATGGCGGTCGAAATAATGTTGAATATGCTTGAACCGAAAGAGTATGAAATCCGCGAAACCCATTATTATACGATGGCACTACCATCGCAATACTACGACCCCTACGATAAGTGGCTCCGTGTTGGCCTAGCGCTTCATAATACAAGTGATAAACTCTTCCTGACTTGGATGCTGTTCAGTGCTAAATCCGCGAAATTCAACTTCACCGACATAATGAAGAACTACGATACGTGGTGCGGGTTTCCTTATAGCCCCGATGGACTCACGCGGCGGTCGATTATGTATTGGGCGAAGAATGATTGCCCCGAAGATTATGCCCGTATTCGCACCGAAACGATCGACAACTTCATTCATCAAACCATTTGTAATGAAACGACCAACGACACATCCACGGATGTAGATTTGGCGACGGTTCTGTACACGATTTTCAAGGATCGCTTCGTATGCGTCAGCGTGAAGGATAATGTGTGGTATGAGTTCGAGAAGAATCGATGGGTAGAATGCGACCAAGGCAATTCACTCCGCGCACTCATCTCGAAGGACATGCACGATATTTATACGAAGAAGCACCGCGAGATTATGGATCTTACATCAGGGCTCGACCCAACATGCGACCAATACACCTCCGCACGGAAACGGTCGCGTCGTATCGTGGATATTTGTACGAAACTGAAGACGACGAGTTTCAAGAACAACATTATGCGTGAGGTGCGTGAGCAATTCTATGACAAGGATTTTGAGGAGAAAATAGATACACGCCCAGAACTCCTTTGTTTTAAGAATGGTGTCATTGATTTTAAGACGCGGACATTTCGCCGCGGACAGCCAGACGACAATCTCTCGAAGACTACCAAAATCGATTATATCCCCCTCGATGCCGAGAAGCACAGAACACACATCAATGAAATTAATGAGTTTATGGCACAACTCTTTCCGGAAGAGGAACTGCGGACGTATATGTGGGAGCATCTCGCTTCGACGCTCATTGGCACGAATCGCGAACAGACATTCAATATTTATATTGGTGGTGGAAGCAATGGTAAATCGAAACTCATCGAGTTGATGTCGGCGTGCCTTGGCGAATATAAGGCGGTTCTCCCCATCACGGCGGTCACACAGAAACGTGCGATGATTGGCGGCGCTTCACCGGAACTCGCCGTTCTCAAGGGTGTGCGATATGCGGTTATGCAGGAACCGACGAAGGGCGACCGCATCAACGAAGGTATCTTGAAAGAAATCACCGGTGGCGACGATATGACAGCCCGCGCCCTCTTCAAGAATACGATTACATTCGTGCCGCAGTTCAAGTTGGTCGTATGCACGAATGTGCTGTTTGATATTAAGAGCAACGATGACGGGACGTGGCGTCGTATCCGTCTTTGCCCTTATAAATCGAAATTCTGCGAAGAGCCGAAAACCGACGACCCCGAAGAACCGTATCAGTTCCTTATCGACAAGAATCTGGATGTCAAAATCAAAGCGTGGGTAAATGTCTTTATGGCGATGCTCGTCAAGAAGGCATTTGAAACGGATGGAAAAGTGCGAACTTGTGCCGCGGTTACTGCGAGTAGCAATAAGTATCGTAATACACAAGACTATCTATCGGAGTTCTTGCGTGACAAGATTCGTGTGGCGGATGAAGATACGTATATCAAGAAGACCGAGGTATATGAAGAGTTTAAGAAATGGTATGTTGTTCAACATGGCAAGAATATCCCGAAAGGAAACGAACTCTACGACTATATGACGAAGAAATTTGGAAAACTAACCACGAAAGGTTGGCGGAAGTGTCGTATCATATACGAAGACGACGACGACGACGTCGACGTCGATGCCGAAAATGAGGGCGAAGGCAACGACGACGCGTAAGACGCGTATTTACGAACCCCAAAACCGCACATTCTTCAACCCGAGCAATTCCGTTATGCTTGTAAGACCGTTTAATATCCACAATACAACTGTTAATATGTATTTCGGATAAATACCTAACAATATCAATATAATAATATTGCGTTTATCGTAAGACCCTCCAGCGGATGAAAAGAACTCACGGAGAGACATAACCACGAAAATCGCAAAGACCGCGTAGTAAAGAAACATGACCAAATCCTCGTAAAACGCGAGACTATTATATTCGTCATAGTCATACAAAGCGTTTTGCTTGTATAATGCGATATTTTTCTTTTGATTTTCTATAACTGATTTAATGTTTTTATCGCTAAGTAAAATCTCGTTTAATTTTTCAGGCGACTGGCCCTCGAGTGTTGATAATTTATAATATATATTCAATAAATCATCTGCTCTATCAAATAGAGTATTGATTGTATTTGCGTATTTATCTATTTGTTGATTGGCATTTTCGCACAATCCTTTTTTGATATCATCACCACCAGTACAGTTGATATAATAATCGTCCCATGGGAGAATTGTGTTTTTGTCAGCATCAGTCGTAGCCCTATTGCTTGTTGGGTCGGCGTATCTTGGTAGGCGTTTATTGAATTTCAGGACGGCAGGAATTCCTCCACTCGCATCCACCACCTGACTATTACCGTCATTATACACCGAACCATTATAAAAATCAAACCCCTCTTTTATGCTGTTGTTACTATTTCCAAAAAAGCCCTCGACCATATTCGTAAACCCCGCCTTCGTCCCGTCCAACGTAATGGAAGGGTAAATAGAATCATCCGCCGCTTTATTCGCACGACACCTCCGGTCGGTTTCGACATATTTATTCGCTCGTTCTATTAAAGCCGAACTACTTTTGCCACATTTTTCGCGAATATCAGTCCATTCTTTATGGGCTTTATTTATTTCATGGGTCTGTGCCTTTCCATTCACTAAAGCCGTATATTTCACACTTTTATCTTTCACATCGTTTGTACATTTTTTTTCTAGATTTCTTGCTTGAACCCATTCTGCGTGGGCGAGACTTGTTTCGTATTTACATTTTTCTGGGCCTTTAAACCCGCCCGTCGAGAGAATTTGTTTTACTTTTGTAATATCATTTTGCGATTGTTGAAGGACTTGGTCAAATGGAAGGTCGCCGCTACCGCCGCCGCCGCTACCGCCGGATATTTTCAGAGTTTCTCCGTCAGTAGCCGCTGTTTTTTTCATCATTTCTTCGCCCTTTTTGGCTTGTTCTAAAAGAGCGGGGTCTATCCCCTCTGCGTCATTAAAATCGATACCCATTTATCTATATGAATTGTTTTTTATTATAATATAACTACTATATTTGTTAGATTATAATTATTACGGTGGTGTGAGTTAAATGCCCGTGATACCAATACGGACAGGATGGGGGTCTTTCGATGTGAACACCGTGAGGTCTTTCATTAGAGCAGATGCGCCGGGGGTTACGGACAATCCAGTAATCACAATCGATGTTTCGGCGGGGGGGGTGGGGGGGGTGGCAGCGGCGATAGTAGGTGATGTTTTTGTGAAGATTAATGGTGCCAAGACAGTTGAACCTTGAGGGAGAGTGAAACCACTACTAGCACTACTTACAGCAAGACTAGTTCCAGAAAACACTTCAGACGGCAAGTTAATTGTAACTGTATCTGCTGGTACTTGGCCTGATGCTATCACCAATCCACCCGGAACTTTTAATGTAATAGTTAGCGTACCACCACCACCACCACCAGCGGCGGCTGTCCACCTCGCAGTCCCGCTCACACTCCCCGTAAGAGGGATACACTTCTTCGCCGTCTCATCCCATCTTGTTCCACTAGCACAACAACTAGAACCAAAGCATGGAGCCATCCCCATTCCCAATTCCGAGAGATTCGCTGTATCAGTTTGGATAAACTTCTTATCATTCTGCTCCTTCTCATTAAATGTCCAGTCGTATTTATCAAAATCATGGTCGTTACGGCGAATAATGTCGAATACTTGCGATCCAATCACAACACCTCCTAACATAAGAACGAAAATAATGCCTAAAGTTGAAATAGAATCAGGTATCAACTCTTTGTTGCGCAGAATAGCCAATATAATGAGCGCAACAGAGATAAAAATGATGTTCTTCATGACCTCTGTATTGGCTTCATAATTGCGGGTGTAATAGGTATTGACTTGAGCCATGCGTCGTTTATTCGAATTATCTTCCTTTAACGCGGTTGCGTTACTTGCCGCGCGTTTTTTTTCTTTATCGATGAATTCCATTGCGGTTTGCTGGGCTGTGTAAAGCGCTTCAGAATCAAAGACTTTTCCGGCTTCTTTCACGGTTCCGTATGTATAAGCCAATACAGTTACGAGCGCGGACTGGGCGTTTAGTAATTGGGTTCTTCCTGCGGCTGCAGAACCCATAGTGTTCAATTGCGTTTGAATAGAATTAATCGCATTTTGTATTTCTATTGCGGAAGTGGTGGCGGGGGTGGAGGGACCACCGCTATTTGGTGTTATATAAATAGTTTTCGCATCATCAACTGCTGTACCACCAGTACCAATTATTACTTTGAATGGGCCGAACGGTATGTTGCCTGTAGTTTGGTCTTTTGGCTTTATTATCCCCTTAATGCCTATTTGGATAATGGTATCCTTAGCGATTGTTGTTAACGCCGCTGCCGTGAACACTATTTTTCTTGGAGCGGGCGATTGACCAGAAACTCTATTAGTATATGATTTCGATGTCAGTGATACTGCTGTTAGTGCACCAGTAGAAGCATCTACACTATGAAGTGTATAATCGTTCGCGTTGTTGTTGGTGCCGTCGGATAATGTAATATCATCAGCCCCACCACTTTGTTTATTATCAGGTAATTCAACCGTAATAACGGTGTCATCTTGTGGCATTTTTATTTTAAAATAAAGATTGAAATTTTTATCAACACCATTACCATTAGCATTAACTGCCGGCCTCGACAACGGGACATCAGCCACCACCGATAAAATGAAATTACCCGTCATCCCCTCAACATATCCTCTGCGAAACAGATAATCCTTGAATAACTTCCCCGCGCATAATACAACAATCGCAAATAATGCGATTAATATTTGGTTTTTCTCGCTTATTTGATACGTCATATAATTACAATCCTTAAATACTAATTATATTATTATTTCGTCCTCCGTTTATCGCGTCCACTTCTTCGCGGAATGCTTCTTCCCGCCAGTGGTTGGTTGAGGCATACTGGGAGGTTGAACACTCGTCGTCGTCGTTGTCGTCGCTGACGACGCAGCAGCCCCGATTTTATCAATTGCGCCCGATGCCACTTCTTTTGCCTTATCGACTAAATTATTCGCGCCCTCAATCGCCCCAGCCGCGGCGTCATTTGCGGAATTCACCAAATTATCGGCACCCTCGGTGATACCTGTTGTGAGATTGGTTCCGGCTTCTTTAAGTTGTTCTCCAGCGGAACTTAACGCCGCTTTTATATCTTCGGTTCTATCGGGAATATCGTCTGTTTTCACGGTTCCTACACCGAACCATCCAAGAATTGTTGCTAAAAGCCCGCCGCCGCCGCCGCCGCCGCCATCGTCGTCATCGTCGGCGTCGTCCTGACCGAACATTTCTTTCAGTTTTAAAACCGCCAACACAGCCAATATAGCTAAAACACTCCAAAGAATAAATTTGTAGGATTCGGCCATCAATAGCTTATTCGTTTCTTCGGTTATCGCAAGGAGCCGCTCCCGTTGATATTCTGCGTTGGCAATGTCATTTAAATCCTTCGCGACCCCATTCATAGTGTCTGCGTATCTATCCATGCCTTCACGTAGAACCCCGAAACCTTCTGCCCCCGTAGTCGCCTTGGGCGGAGGAGGCGCAATCGCAGTTTGAGCACTGTACTCGGCGATTTTACTCTCTGTTTCTTCAAACACGTCACTTAGAGCACCGTACATTGGTTTCAGGTCTACTTTCGCGGTTGTCCCGTCTTTTGGAATAAGTTCACGAATATCGCATTTTGAACTCGAGGTCATCGCGCCAGTATCTGGATAATATTGGTAATGAACACTATTGATCATGTTATATGCACCTTTGTCGGCCTTACACGCTTTATCGCTGATTGTTTCGTTGATAGTTGGAACTTTGAGCATGAGTTGTTTTGTCGGGTCGGCGACACGCAATCCAATCGGGTACATCTTCGTGCGGTCTTTCAATTCGCATTTCCCGTCGGCGCCCACACTACCCTTGGTATAAACAAACCCGCCGCATTTCTCGTCGGCGTCGCACAATCCGCGGCACTTATCAAACGACGCCACCACACTTTCGCCAATAGGCTTGCCGGGCGTTGATAGTCCTTTAAGGCTATATGAACTTTCCGCTGAACGCGTATCATACGCGCCCAAATTTAAATAAGTGGCTGGCAGTGTCTCGCCCGCCGCATTTTTGGAAGGTTTCATATATGAAAGAGCCGACTCTGGATAATCGTGTTTCTCGCCATTATAGTCAATATATGCGATACGTCCTACCATACCGCGTCCATTTCGGTCGGTGGTATCTACGCCATTAGGTCCGCCCTTTTTCAGAGAATACAATGAAACCGACCGTTGTTCCTTATAACTTTTTTGGGGATTATTATCCAAAAATTCGTATCCTTCTGTTTTTTTACACCGTTCAACATATTCGTTTACGGCGGCTCGTTCGATATTATCACCGTTTCGATTATGAAGAGCATTTAACCATCCTTTCAATTCATTATTATCATAGCTTGCTAACCCGCTCACGCCATACGCCCAATTCCTTCTTGGATCCGGAGAATAACAAGTGTTACCCTCTCGTTTATAATCAGTAAATATACATTTATCGTTATTTCTGTGGTTACACGTCGGGTTCGGTGGATTTATTAGGACTTCAACCGTCGCCTCCTTTCCGTATAATCTTTTCAACTTGGATGTTGGATATGCGTTTAAATATCCGTCTTCATCTGGTTCTGGATTTCCAATGGCGTGACATTTTTGACTGGATTCGTCAAATTCGAGCAAACCTTTGATATTTAGCTTGTCTCTGCTGGTATAGACCCAACATCCGCCTTTATTATTTGGCCTATTTTTGTTTAGAGCAGAAATCATGAAATATGAACTGCCTAAATCCTCCGCACGACGCTTACATTGTGAAATAGATGCTTCGTGCAAGTCGGGTTGAAACGTAAACCCGCGGTCGGTCAAATCATCATCGGTTACTTTGTCGGCGAGGACATAGCATCCCATGGTAATATCGGGGTCATTGAGATAAAAATCAGCCGATGGACGCTCCGTAACATATACGTTTCCACCCTCATTCCCGCAAGAAAACAGCCCCTTTCCTTGGACAGAGTTTTTGGGGTCACGAACCGCGTCGTTTATTATAATAAATGGTTTTGATTTGGCAGTATCATCAACATCGTAAATTGACTCATACGGCTTAATTTTTTCCCATGTTCCTGCGATTTTTATTTTTTGTATTGAGCCAGATTGCGCGGGACAACCAATAACGCCCATATTTTGTTTTACCGTACTGGTTTCAAGCCAATTCGGTGGATTAGAAGACGGCGAAGTTGGGACGTGCCATATTTGAAAGACTCCATTCCGCGTGATGTATCCGTATTTTGTAATTCCCGTGGAGTCAGTCACTTCAACCCATATATTTCGTTGATTTTGGTTGCTATTCTCGGTTAGACTGATTATGTTACCTACCTTTGTATCATGGTCGATCGTTTCTCGTGTATATTGGTTATGTTGTGCGGCCAGGTTGTTTACATAGGCAACTTGATTCGTTCCACTAATACCACCAGATGATGGATTAGCAGGAGCCACGCCGCCACCGCCACCGCCACCGCCACCCCCAGCCCCTTCTAGACCTTCTTTTATCGGCATCGAAAATAACCCCTGTATCATATTTTGAAATTGTGCGCCAATACTCAAAGATGAATGCTGCGGGCTACTCATGGAATTGTTATCGTCGAAATTTACAGGTGTATCTGCGTCTTTTATATGGCGTGGCTGCGTTTCTGTTATAAGCAACCGACTGGTCTCTTTTGAATTTTGAACATGTCCCGATTTCGCACTCGCATGTTTTACTAAATCATTTGAATTTTGATAAAACATTATATATATAGTAATAACGTATCTACTATATATACCAGCGAATATTTTTATAGAATGTTACTCCGAAACATCGCCGCCGCCGCCGCCATTCGCGTTTGATAACATACCTTTGATGCCCGTATCAATCCCCATGAAAAATGATTTGAATGTCGCGTAAAAGAAAACTATAATCAACAATATAAATGTCACGCCTAACCACCATAATTGACCTGTCCAGAATGATGGGTCTGTCAAATATCGTATCAACATCATAATATTACCTTTCATATCCCAACCGAAGGACGAGATAAGGAATACAATAATGACGATTGTGATGACCCACCAGTTTGTCCACCAGCCCCAACCATCATAATTCTTAATTATGTCAATTTGTTCTAATATTGATAGTTTTGACGTATATGATAGATAACTGATTATAAGACACACCGCCGCTACGACATAAAGGATGAATTTGTATTTTCTTGCGCGTAGTGTAGTCTGTTCGTTGATTTCAGCATACACATTATTCATCTCCTTGCGCTTATTAATGATGTTATAAGACATATCAATTCCCGATATACCCTCATTCATATATTGGTTGATTTTTGTGATAAGGTCGCTTGAATCGGTAGCGGAACCGAGAAGTGTATGTAATTCGCTATTAATACCGGCGCCAGATGCCGCCGCAATCTCTCGCGTGAGAGAATCAACACGTGTTTGAAGGTCGTCGATTTTGGATGCGTCTGCTACTTGACTGGCGGTAGTTATTCCTAATTTTGTGTGTACATTATTCGTTTCCCTCCCCACCATGCTAGAATACCCCGGTGAACTAGTATTATACGATGAAGCCAACGCAGGCGCCCCTGGTATGAGTCCATAGCATTGATTATCCCACTCAGGTTGCCCTGGATTTGTGGTAGCTACGCCAGTATACGCTACTTTTTGGAACAAACGCGGATCGTTGGCGGCCATATTCCAACATTTTTGGGAGTTTTTTGCCTGGGCATCATTATCAGGCATTGCGACAGGAGTCACTTTTCCAACATACTTCCAAAATTCGCCGTAATCTTCACCAGGGCGAATCACTAACGGCATCTTTGTATCTGAAATTGGGTTTATACCAGGGGTAAGAGTGTATGTATCAAATGTATTACCCGGATAGTTGGTATCACTCGACGCGGCAGGTCTATATGTGGCTGTTAGCGTTCGATATTGAACCTCAATCGCCTTCAATTCGGCCATTTTTGTCAGTAAGCGTGAATAGTCGCCCATTTTTCTCTATATTGTTATATGTATGGATTATAACTGATACATATAACATAGAATATTATACAACTGTATAAACACTATCGTTTCTCGTAATATCTACATCTAAATTATAAGTGTATGAAAAGTAGTAATACACGGCAAAGATAACGATAAGCACCATAATGACAATACCTAGTAAAGAAACCCCGCCACCGTCGGCATTTCCTTCATTGCCTGCGTCGCCGCCGCCCCCCGGCGAGACAAATAAGAATGCGAACTTAAATATCATAAGAACCGCCACTAGAATAATAAAGCACCAGAATGCGTAGACGGCGGGATAATAGTAATCCCCTAATAACTTCTTCATATAGGCTAAAATATCGTCGTCAATAGAACCCCATTTTTCGGCCATTGTCTTTTCGCGACTAACAATTGTTGTATTTGCCGCAGTATTCAGGATGTTTTGGTTTTCTTTCTTTATTTCCTCGACGGTATCGTCGATTTTCTTCTTAATCTCCGCCATTTTAGAGTTGATGGTGGGCGATACGCTAGCGCGAAAGCACTCGCTATTTTCTTTCATAGGGGCATCTTGGGACGTGGGTATTGAATTATATTGATTGGCGGTGAGTGTAAGTGGCTCACCAACCACTGCGGTAAGACATGATGAGTGCCGCTTATCTGGCCAAATCCCTTTTTCGTAGACGCGTTTCTTCCCTTCGACGTCAACCCATGCGAACTGGTCTTCCGAAGATGACGCGCCAGGTAGTTTCACATTTCTAGCTGTAATGCATGGAGTATACCCCGCCATATCATAGCTTGCTAAATCGGAGAATCGACTAAATCCGCCGCCGACGCTTCCGCTGCTAATATCGACAAACGACGCAGTCGTTATCTTAAACGGGTTCATCTTGTCATCGATTGAAAGTGCGTCGCTGCTGCGTGCAATCGCCGGACAAGTTTTGTCATCATACAACAAAACCGCGGATAAATCCTTATAACGGTGGGTGTATCCAAACTGATTTACGTAATAAAAAGCGGCACTCACGTCAGTGCCCGTGTGTGATGTGTCGCGCACCAATTTATTTAGATACTGAGTATTTGTTTGAAGAAACCGAGACCGAGTAAGTAAATCCTCTGTATATAATCGGTACTGAACCGTGTATTCGGTCGTAAGTTCGCTTAATTTCCGTTCGAGGTCCAGTAATGTTTGACTTTTGCCCGCACTGGTTGTTCCGGTCGTTGTCGTCGTCGTCGTCGTCGTCGACGCTTTGTCGTCATTGGTTAATCCTTCTTTATAGGATACAACGCCTGATGATGCCAGCGTTTCTTGAATGCGGTCGGTGAAAGGTTGAATCGGGTTCTTGTTTAGGTCGTATCGTCCATAGTTCATAAGGTCGCCTTGAAGTAGGTTCAAATTCAATGACGTCCCAGTAAGCATTCCTTCCTTTTTATTGTTACCGGGTTGAGTATCCTTAGCATATTCAGTCATCAACGATGACATCGCGTTATTCAGGTCATCCTCGTTTTGAAGTGTTATGCCTTCTTGGATACTACGACGCCCTTTATGTTCGTAATTATCAAGGGACGTTGGTGTTGCGTTTGGAAACAATATTTCTTGCTGGATATCCATTACACTATGTTATATATAATCAATATTATTATAACATACGCGTATCGTATAATAATTATAACATACGTATGTTATAATTATCGAATCGAATGATAAACTAACGGTTCGACAAAGAATATGGATTATTTGAAAACATGCTTGTTATTCGTGAACGTCCGCTACGACCCAATCCAAGACCGCCAAAACGACTAAATAACCCGCTTCCAGACCCTAACCCGAATCCTGTAAATAAGTTTCCGCTTCCAAACCCAAACCCGCCACTGGTGCCACCGCCGCCGCCGAATGAGAAATATTTACGAACCAATTGACTGCTTACCAAAAATATACCGACGACTACCAACATAATGTGTAAAAACTTCTCTCGGTATATCTCATTCTCTCGGCGTGCGATTTCTTCCAAGGTGGTCTTTATGCCTTGACGTGTATCGTAATGCTGTACTTCGGTTAGTAACTTTGAGCCGGCGATTGTTGTGGAGAGACTTTTCGCCTTTTCGGCTATTTTTGTTTCTAGTTCTTCATTGAGCTTCTTCAGGCCATATATACCTTTAAAATTATTGGCATGGGCATCAGTAGTAGTAAAATTTCTCGTGGGTGTTAGTTCATTAAGATACGTACTGTGAGGTATACTAGCATCATATACACCATTCATTACAGCATGAACCGCGGAACGATAAAATTGGTCATCAGTCCCGGACGATTGTAAATATTTATTCAAACGGTTTATCTCGCTGGTGGAGGTAGTGCCGCCGGTGGAGGTAGTGCCTTCGCCTTGAAAGCTGCTAAGAGTTGGTTGTTTTCGTAAATAAAATGTGGGTTTATTACTTACATTAGTAGCCGTATCCAGTGCTGTATACTTAGCTGTAAATTCGCTATGTAATCTATCAAGAATTTTAGTTGCGGTACATACATTTAACGTGCTATCACTCGCGGTTTGTTTGGTTGTACCTCTTGCTTCAAGATAATACTCTGCGTCAGTTCCACACGCCATCTATTCTCGATAATATAACAGTTATATTGTCGTGATAAAAAAATAATTAGGTCATTCTGCGGATACGCTAGCTACGCTAGCTACGCTAGCTACGCTAATTCGCGACACAATACCTATAAAACTGGCTTGTAACCGACGTCTTGCTCGGTCTCGTTATTTTACAAATCTGCCCGGGTCGCATACCAATCGCAAGTGCGACGGGGTCATACCGCGAAATGCTCGGCATCTGTTTCATATCTGTGATATTGTATTTCTTGAGGACTGCTTCGTGCTCGGCTTCCGTCAACACCACGTGCTCTGGAACATACTGGTGCTCAAGAATATTGAATTGAAGTCGGTCGAGAGAATGAATCACGATGAAAATCCGGTCTTTTTCCCAAATCTCGTTGAGAATACTGACGACGGTATCATTCACTTCCTGCTTCATCACAATAATCAATGTGTCGCTGGGTTGAAGCACTTGCTCTAGGTAGAAAAGGTCGTCAATCATATGGTTGAGATTCTCTCGGCGAAGCGTTTTCGCTAAATAATATTTGACATATACCTTCCTTGCGGGATGGACATCTTTCTCAGTGGTAAGAAGCATGTCCAACTGGTTATTCGCATACATGGTTTGAACTTCCGCGACACCATAGTCGGTGTAATTCGCAACATCCATACCTTGACGAGCGAGTAAGTTCAGAAGGATATTGCGTGATTTGAATAAAGTTGTAATAGTTCCGCAACTGACGTGAGACATAATGAAATGAAATGAAATGAAATGGAATGGAATCGACCTACTATATAATAATAACAAATCTTTATTATTCAATTTTTACTACCGTTTCCATTCTCTCGGTGTAGTCTTACATCATGTTTTATGTCTTGAATGGTGTAATCGAAAAGGTCCTTACGCCTTGCTCGTTGGGTTGGGTCGTCGTTCCTACTGGCTGTTGCCCGCTGCCGCTGCCACCGCCGACTTGCTGTTGCTGCTGCTGCCCGCCGCCGCCGCCGACTTGCTGCGTCTGCGTCTGCGTCTGCGTCTGCTGTTGCTGTATCGGCATCATTCCGGCCATCGGCATTGTGGCTACGACCGGAATATTCATTGTCGGCATACCGCCAGTCATTACGCCGAATGGTGCCGCTGATGCCGCATTCACCGAGGACGCCGACGCCGACGCCGACGCGGACGCAGCCGACACTCCGTAACGAGACGTCAAATAACTATCCACGATGGATGGTGGAATTTGCGGTATGAATTTCCCGCGCGTATCGCTTCTCCCGCCTCTTTGTCCTCCGCCTTCAAAGATAGACGAATATTCCGGGGTCGATGGGGTGCGTGGGGTAGACCCTTCACTTTCGGGTATATTTTGGTCATCGTCGCCATATTTATCCAACATTTTTGCGTTAAATGACGCAACTGCCCCTCGAACCCTTTCCGCGTCCTCCTCCTCTCCGCCGACTGGAGTAGAGCTTGTATACCCGGGCGTTCCGGGAAAATAATCTACCGCTTCGTCTTGCCGTTCAATCTCTCGACGCACCGAATCCAACTTTATGCGTTCGTCTGCCAACCGCGTCATTTGTACTTTGAGGCGTTCTTCATCTGCCACATTTCCTTCGCGTCGAGCACGTTCAATTTCATCAGACACCCGTGCGGTGTCTCTTTCATTTGCCTCAATATTGCGTATATTTTCATCCGCCATGACACTTTCTGCTTGGGTTCGCTGAGCCATCTTCCGTCGTCCGTGACGTTCTATCAATGAAATAATCGATAGCACCCAGTTTAGTGGTTTACGTATTTTACGCAATTCTCTAACCATATCGCCGGGAGGAATGGGTGTATCATCGGGATAAAGAAGCATATCGGATAACCATCCATCAGGATAACGTGTAGGATAGTCACCCTTCCATTCGCGGCCACTAATGTTCCATCTCTCGGTGGGTTCTCCATTTTTATCCAAAATAATGGACTCAAGGACGAGGTCGTCACCAGTTATATCTGCGATATTAAACGACTTATCTCGTCGGCGCTCTTCTTTCACTGCAAATCGCCAACCCAAGCCGCGGATGCGAACGCTATGGGCGACCAACAAGCCCGGCATAAAGTCTTCAGGATGGTCATCTGGGTCTTGTGATGTTTTCCCAGCGTCTTTCACAATATCCGATGCCAAGTATCGCACGCCCGTATCTTCTTGTTCTTCTTCGCTGCGGCTTGGTAAATAAACGCGACTGCCATTCGCAATCTCTTCCGCGTCGTAATCCATACCCATGCTCATAGCCTGTGAAGAAGTAGCAGCAGAAGCCGTCGCCGCAGCAAGTCGAGGTTTCAAACCAGCAGCCAAACGGTTTCGCTCGATGATATCATCTACTCCCATTGCTCCTTTGCCGTCTTTCAGCACTTTATATACGTTGTTGGAATACGACATACTGGGAAGTTGGTCGATATTGTCTTCGGTAATAATCCGCATCTGGACATTCATAACGAGTAATTCTTGCATAAGGAGTTTTAAGCAATAGGGAATGCGGACGATACTGAACGAACGACCGAATTTTGTCATATGAATAACACTCGCACCGGCTCCTGCGCCTCCCGACGCCGCATCCGCCAAATTCCCCGAGTATTGTATCGGGCCATCCACCATCGGGCTCATGAAGAGATTCTGGTTCGGGTTATAAATCGCAATCATGCCAGACTTATTACAAACCGCCATATAATATTCATCTCCGCGCACCATAAGCGACTCATTCAAGAAATGTGCGGCACCATGACCCAGTATTCCATCACGTTCCATTTCACCGACACGAAGACCACCATCATTTGCGCGTCCTTGAACGGTTTGACGCGTGAGTTGGGTTCGCGGGCCCTGAGAACGATAATTAATTTTATCCTTGACCATTTGTTTTAGACGCATATAATATGTTGGGCCGATATAAATATCGCTCTTGATTTGCTCGCCCGTCATTCCGTTGTATAATACTTCTGTCCCTGATGAATGATAGCCGTATTCTGTAAGAACCGACCCGAATGATTCGTGTTTTGTGCCGTTGTTTGTATAAGCGGTACAGTTGCCGAAGCCGCCGTGAAGAACACACGCCTTACCCATGAGTGATTCGATGAGTTGCCCGATTGTCATACGGGTCGGGATTGCGTGTGGGTTAATAATAATATCGGGACGAATCCCGTCCTTCGTAAATGGCATATCATTCTCTGGAATAATTAAACCGACAGTCCCCTTCTGTCCGCAGCGTGAGCAGAATTTATCGCCGATAGATGGGAAACGTTCCTCTCGAATACGCACCTTCCCGATTCGAAACCCGGTTTCGCCCTCCGTCATAAATACTTTATCGACAAACCCGAGTTGTCCTTTTTTTGGCATGGTCGACATATCACGCATTTGTCCGCCGTCATTTTGAAGGCTGACCGACCCCATCCCGATGACGACCTTTTTATCGTCCATTTCGGTATTTTCTCGAATGAGGCCATTGTCGTCGAGATAGCTGTAATCATAGCCCGGTTTAATACCAATGGCTCCTTCTTTTTGAATATTTGCGAACCGAGTATCACGTTGTGACCCGCGAACACTGCTGCTTTCCTCGCGTGCTTCATACATGTTATAATATGTAATACGAAACATTCCGCGCTTGATGCTTGCCTCATTAAAAAGAATGGAGTCTTCGACGTTGTAGCCATTAAACGACATAATCGCGACAATTGCGTTGAACCCGCATGGATGTTCTTCGTGATTGATGAGGTCGAGATACCGACTTTTCACGATAGGGACTTCGCCGTTATTGATGACGACCGCCATTTTATCGATACGAACTTGGTAATTGCTATGATAGAGCGACGCGGCTTGCTTTGCCTGACCGCAGCCGAATACATTACGTGCAACTGGATTATTTTCTGGGAAGCAGATTTGATTGCCCATTACACCCATAAGAAGCGATGGATGAATTTCGACATGCGTGTATTGTTTTCCATCGGCTGAAAGAACACGCTTGCGTGAAAGTCGCCGCCGATGCCGCCGCTGCCGCCGACCGTGCTTGCCATGGCTCTTGCCCTCGCGGCCACCGCCCTCGAGGCCGCCCTCGTCGCTGTCGCTGTCGCTGTCGCTGTCGCTGTCGCTGTGTGCCTTTTTTTCGTTTACAGGTCTCTCAAATTTATGACTCATTGAAATAAGCGTGGATTCCGTCTCTGATGTATCGATATATTCGAGAATTGCTTGAGTCGCCTTCAACCGCCGAAAATCCTCGATTGTATTCACGCGTGCGGCGTCTTCGCGAACTTGTTGTTTCGCCGACAAGGCGGATGTATCATGTGCGTGACCGTATAATTCATCGATGGTATAATAATTACAGTGTGATGGATTAAACATCGGGTCAGATTTTGCGGTGAAACCCGTTGTCATTTGCTCCCATGATGCCTTTCCTGCGCGAATCATTTCCAATATTTCGTCTTTATCGTAACTTGGGCGGCCGGTATCTTCGTCAATGTAGAAAAT